TATTTGCTGTTGATAACAGTAAATCGGCATCTAAATCAGCCTTTGTTCAGGCTGGATTAAAAACTACAGCAGAAACCACTACAGGTAACGGTGGCAAAGCCTATTCCAGTACAGGGGATCCCTTCGTTGACCAGTTTGGCAGTACATCTAAGTACAGAGAGATCCGCCCATTTGTAGAAATTGCAAAAGACTGTGAAATTCTCTGGGCAGAAAATAAAGAAGATACTGTTAAGCTTATCTTCTTCTTACGAATGATCTGTCGTAAGATCAATGATAAGGACTATGGTACCAAAGAAACTCAGAAGGGTTCAGAACTTCGTCATGAGGGAATTATGCGTCTAATCTGGCTACATAATAAAGACAAAGAAGTATTCTGGAAGAATGCTTGGTTGATTCCTCTGGTAGGTTCCTGGAAAGACCTCTTTGTTATGCTTCGATATGATCTAGTCTACAATGGATGGGAGGGTCGTGTCTTAGACTGGGGACGTTTCGCTGATCTAATTACCTCTGGTCTTAGCTCAGATTCGCAGACTAACTTAGTTCGTAAGTATCTTCCTCAGATCAAAGCTCGTTCTAAGTGCACTACAGTAGAAGCACAAGCAAATTGCATGATTGCAAAGTGGCTATGTTACAAGCTTTATGGAGAATCAGAAGCAAAGACAGATGCTGAAAAGTATCAGGTATATCGTTCTTATGCAAAGATGAAAGCCGCAGGGACAGCACATAGCTGGCAACAGCTTATTTCAAAGCAACGATATACAGAGATTGACTTTGATAAGATTCATGGTCGTGCCTTAAACCTTCTTGTACACTCCAAGTTCTTAGAGAATCATAATCTCAAAGAGAAGTATCAGGAATGGATAGGAGCTCCAGAGACAAAGAAGGTGAAGTACACAGGTTTTGTACATGAGCTCTTTAAACCTATTTGTAACACTGCTCCTTATAATATAGAGCAGCATATCAAAGATACTATTAACAAGCAATTTATGACCCTTGTTAATAAGTGTAAGGAAGAGGGCAATACTACAGACCTTATCGTAGTACGTGATACTTCTGGTTCAATGGGTGCAGAAGCAACTGGAACTTCCATGTCTTGCTACAATGTAGGTAAGGCAATTGCTCTGTATTTCTCTTATTTCTTAAGAGGGAGATTCCAAAATGCATGGATTGAGTTTAACTCAAAAGCTATGATGCATGAGTGGAAAGGAGAAACTCCTCTGGAGAAATGGTTTAATGACCATTCGGGGTACTATGGAAGTACAAACTTTGAGGGTGTTATTAACCTCTTTACTCAGTTGAAACTTGAAGGTGTTCCAGAAGAGGAATTTCCTAAAGGAATTCTTTGTATCAGTGATTGTGAGTTTGATGCTTCAAGTCTGAATAAGACTTCAGTTGAAAGAGTTCATGATACATTGACAGCTGCAGGATTTTCTAAAGAGTATGTTGATAATTTTGTCATTTGCCTTTGGAATTTGAGAAATGATTACTACGGACATAATGTACAAAATCGTGTTCCATTCCAAACTTATGGTGACGTCAAGAATGTCTACTACATGTCTGGATATTCAGCACAGATTGTATCTTTCTTAAATGGGAAGGTGCAGACTACACGGGATCTGTTTGATGAGGCTATGAATCAAGAGATTCTGACTCTCATTAAGATGTAAATTTAATAGGCTCTAGTAGAAATACTAGAGCCTTTTTATTAATAATTTAATTATGGGTAAGTACCTTAAAGATTATCAAATTCCTGATTATTGCGAGGAGGATAAACCTAGAATGCCAAAGCGGCCTAAGAAGTTTAAAGACCAAGAGGGAGGAAAATCTTTAGTAAAGAAAAAGTTCAAGCGATGAAGAGATGATTCTTAAGAATATTTAGAAGGTTTAATGAACCATCAACTGATAGTTCAAAAGAATTTCCTAAAAAAATAGTTGACTTAGAACAATTTGACGATGTATTTATAGTTACTAATAGAAAAGTATATAAGGCCTGGGTTATGAAAAGAACCAGTAGACTTTTACAAATTTTTATTTGGGAGTCTAAAAAGGAGGTAATTATAAATACAATTGGACAAGCTAATTCTAATGTTATTCCTTTTGGCAAGGATAGCTATTTAATTATAAATAAAAAAGATATATGCAGTTACTTGTAGTAGTTGACATGCAAGAAGACTTTGTTCGAGGAGCTTTAACGGTTCCTGGCGCGGAAGAAATTATCCCTAGCATTAAAGCTAAGGTTGAAGATCATCTTATTAAAGACGATATTGTATTATTTACAAGAGATACTCACTATAGCAAGTCAGCTCCTACAAAGTATCTCTATAAAAACTCAAGGGAAGGAAAATATCTGCCTATGCATTGTGAAGAATCTTCAAAGGGATGGCAAATTTGTAAAGAATTTAAACCTTTCTTAGGATCTTGTTATATTCTTGATAAAATTAATTCTTTTGGATTCAGCCAAGATACTTTAGAAGATGCATCCCTTTCAGCAACTCCTGAATGTATTACAAATAATACTTTTGATAATATTACTGTTGTAGGAGTTGTTACAAATCTTTGTGTTCTCTCTTGTGCAGTTAGTCTACAAACAATATTTCCTAGCGCAGAAATCATAATTGACGCTAGTCTTTGTCGTTCTAATAACAATGAACTTCATAACAAAGCTTTAGATGTTATGGAGGGTTTACAAATGACTATAATTAATCGTTATTAAATTTTTGATTTTTATAAACTTAATGTTTAGAACAGTTTGTAGAACCAAATTTTATTAATATTTTTGTAGTATAAAACTAATGAAATATGGATAAAATTTGTTCAAAATGTGGAGAGACTAAAGACATTTCACTCTTTGCTAAAGATCGCCATTCTTCTGATGGATATACTTGTTGATGTAAAGACTGCAGAAATAAAGTAAATAAAAAATACAGAGAAGAAAATCCTGATAAAGTTCGGGAACATAATGAAAGGTGAAAAGATAAAAGAAAAGAGTATTATAATCTTCCAGAAAATCAAGAAAAACTTCGAAAGCATCATCTTAAAAAATGTATAATATTACTTTAGAAGATTATGATACTCTGTTTCAACTTCAAGGTGGCGTTTGTGCTATATGTGGAAAACCTGAAACAAGTGCAAAAGTTAGTAATTTGGCAGTAGATCATAACCATATAAATGGTAGTATTAGAGGCCTACTATGTAACAAATGTAATAGAGGATTAGGATATTTTGAGGATGATATAACTATTTTATCTAAAGCTATAGAATATTTAAAAAATAAAAAATGTTTAAACCATGTTCGGTCCTTCTTTCTGATTTCTATAAACAGGACCATCAACGTCAGTATGACCCTAGCATTACTAAGGTAGTTTCTTACTATGTACCTCGTAAAACTAGTATTCCTGAATTTGATAAGGTAGTAGTTTTTGGTATTCAAGCATTTATTGAGGAGTATCTGATTGAGTACATGAATGAAAATTTCTTTAATCGTCCCTTAGAAGAAGTTATTGCAGAATATGAATTTGTGATTTCTTCTACTATGGGAGCAGACCGTGTTAACTCGGATAAAATTAAAAACCTTCATGAATTAGGATATCTTCCTATCGAAATTTGGGCACTTCCTGAGGGATATAAAGTAGGAATGAATATCCCCTGTATCGAGATTTCTAATACTAATCCAGAATTTGCATGGTGTACTAATTTCATTGAAACCTTGATGCTCTCTGAGCTTTGGTATCCAATGTGTGTTGCAACTGCTGTAACTAAATATCGTAGTATCGTAAATGATTTTTATTCTAAAACTTCTGATATTTCTGGTCGTTCTGCTATTTCTGAGTTCGGATTTAGAAGTTTAGTTGGACTTCATGGTGCTATTAAAGCTTCGTGTGGATTTTTACTCTCTTTTAATAAGACTGCGACTATTCCTGGCATTATGTATGCTTCAAAGTATTATCATACCCCAATGTCTGTAGTAGGTGGAGGTATGGCTTCTACTGAGCACTCCGTAATGTGTAGTTCTGCTGCCATTAATGGGGATGAAAAAGTTATGATTCGACGCCTCCTTACTGAGGTCTATCCTAATGGATCATTCTCTATGGTAAGTGATTCCTATGATTACTGGAATGTTGTCGATGAGATTCTTCCATCTCTTAAGGAAAAAATTCTCAGTAGAAATGGTACTTTGTATGTTCGTGGTGACTCTGGAGATCCTGTAGAAATTGTAACTGAGACGGTTTTCTCTCTTTGGGAGACTTTTGGAGGCACTGTCAACTCTAAGGGATATAAAGTCTTAGACCCTCATGTTCGAGCTTTATATGGTGATGGCATCACTCAGTTACGTGCAAAACAGATTTATCAGATTTTGTATGATAAAGGATTCTCTGCAGAGAATGTTGCACTTGGTGCAGGAGGATTTTCCATGCTTTCTTACATGGATGAGTTTGGGAATGTAGATATGTTCTCTCGCGATACATTTAATGTAGCAATTAAATGCAGCTATGTAGAACAAACCATTGATGGAAAAACTAAATCTATCATGGTCTGCAAAGATCCTAAAACGGATTCAGGAATGAAGAAATCCCACAGAGGATGTTGTGCTGTTTTCTACAACCATGTAACTGGTGAGTTTGATTGTGATGAAGGTATGACACTAAAAGAAGCTCATAATGAGCCTTTCAATTTACTTCGTCCTATCTTTTCAGATGGAAAAATGAGAGAGCAAACTACCCTCACAGAAATTCGTAGAACTCTTTGGAACGGGGAATTCTAATGAAAGAAGTATATGAAGGAATAGTTTCCTTTCTTAAGAATTATCAAGAACGTACTCATGTGAAAGGGTATGTTCTTGGTATTTCTGGAGGAAAGGATTCTACTGTAGTGGCCAAATTATTGGTAGATTCTATAGGTAAGGAAAATATATTAGGTGTGCTAATGCCTAATGATAAGCAAGCTGATATTGAGGATAGTTATACAGTATGTGACTTTCTTGATATTAACTATACTGTTGTTAATATAGAAAATGCGTTTGATGAACTTATTCATCAAATTGATGTTTCGAAAATAACTACAGTGGAAGGGAGTGAAGAAAACATTCCAGTAACGAAAAAGGCTCTTACTAATGTTCCTCCTCGTATTCGTATGACTATTCTATATACTATAGCTCAGTCTGTAGGATATCGAGTAGCAGGGACTAGTAATGCTTCAGAATTATTTATTGGTTGGGGAACTAAATGGGGAGATTTGGCATCTGATATTAATCCTATTTCTCAATTAACATGTTCTGAAGTTATTTCTTTAGGAGACTATATGGGACTCCCATATGATCTTATACATAAGACTCCTGCAGATGGATTAACAGGAAAGTCTGATGAAGAAAATTTTGGTTTTACATATAAAGAACTTGACACTCTTATTGTAAAGCAGCGAAATCTTACTTGCACAGGTAGAATACAATGTGCTTTTACTGAACAAGAATTAAAAATCTTAAAATTACATGAAGCTGCGTATCACAAAGATCATGTAATTAAAATACATTATTAATATGGGAAGCGGATCATGGAGTTCTAGCACATATAAAGCTTTTGCTGATAGCTATACTAAAAAATCTAGAGAAGAAATCTTTCATCAAAGATCTCTACACGAAGAAATGGATCTTACAAAAAGTAAGACACATATTCGAGAATCTAGAGATTCTGAGGAACACCCAGAATCTCTTCCAGTTTTCATTGCATTAGATGAAACTGGTTCAATGGGTTCAATTCCTGATAAGATGATCAGGGATTATCTTCCGAAGTTAATGGATTCTATTATTGATTCTATTGGAGTTAAACACCCTCAAATTCTTTTTATGGGAGTGGGAGATCATGAATGTGATTACTACCCGTGTCAGGTAGGTCAATTCGAATCTTCAACTGTTGCAATTAATCAGTGTCTCTCTAAAATTTATTTGGAGGGTCGTGGTGGAGGTAATAGTGGAGAATCCTACTTACTTCCTTGGATTATTGCAGGAAATCATACGTCAATTGATAGTTGGGAAAAGCGAAAGCAAAAAGGATTCCTCTTTACAGTTGGTGATGAGCCTACTTTAACAAGAATAAGTAGGGGAACTTTGACAGCTCTCACTGGAATGAAGTATGAGCGTGATTATACCTGGCAAGAGGCTTATGAACTCGCTTGTGAAAAGTATCATGTGTTTCATATCCATATTCGACATGGAAGTGAACATTATGATGAGGCAGTAGCTAAACAAATGAAAGAAATTCTTAGAGAAAACTTTATTATGTGCAAGCCTGATGAAGTTGTAGAAACCATTTGTGAAGCTATGGGTAAAACTCTAAAAGGTAGCTCTTCAGTAATTGAAGAGATTTCTGCAGAAGGAACTGTAGAAAATACAGAATCAAAACCTAATATATTTGACATACATCGACGATAATGTATAATATTGTAGTGGGTTGTACGTTTGGCGACGAGGGCAAGGGTCAAGTGACTCATGCCCTCTGTTGCGACGCTAAAAGAAAACATTTAAAACCTCTGGTTGTTAGATTTTCTGGAGGGCATCAAGCAGGGCACACAGTAGTTACTTCGTCTGGAACAACGCATATATTTTCTTGCTTTGGGTCTGGAACATTTACTAAGGCACCTACTTATTGGACGAAACAATGTGTTATGGATCCACTACAATGGATGCGGGAACGAGAGGAGTTAGATTTCCTAGGATGTAATATCCCTATCCAATATTTTGATCCATATGTACAAATAACAACTCCTTTTGATGTAATGTTGAATTCTGAAAGGAGTAAAGGTTCTACAGTAGGGAAAGGAATATGGGAGACTGTTCAGAGACAAAGAGAAGGATTAGCTTTATATGTAAAAGATTTAGCTTTTCCTCAAGTTGTAAAAATGAAGCTCCGATTAATTAGAGAATGGGCGGAAGATAGACTCCAGTTTAAGGAAACTTATTCAAGATTTACTCATGTTTTCGATAACTTAGATTCTTTAGTACATACTTATTGTAAGATTTTTTATCCCAATATAGTATTGGAGGATACGTTATCTAAATTAGCATGGAAAGAAAAGACTTCTGTGATATTTGAGGGTTCTCAAGGAGTACTTTTGGACCCTAATATTGGATTTTCATATGAATATACTACCCCACTTCCATGTTGTCCATCGTGGAACAATCTCCCATTCTTTTTAAGTGATGATCAACTAATATTTAATTTTGTATATAGATCTTATTTAACAAGACATGGTAAAGGGCCTGTTGGAGATTCTATATTTAAGGAGATTAATAACCCTTATGAAACAAATTTAAATAATCCTTTTCAAGGAGAATTTCAAACTTATGAATTCAATAAGGAATTAGTCTTGTATGGAATTGATCATGTTAAATCACACTTTAATCCTGAATATAAGGTAAGGTTGATTGAAACATGTTGTGACATATGTGCAGGACATGACTTAGGAATCCCTTATAATTACTCTATCAAAACCTGCAAAAAGAATTTTGACTCTGTATGCAAATAATTAACTTTTTATACCCAGAAAAGTCAGAAATAAAGTATCGAATTGATACTTATCCTGATTCCCAATCCCATCTTGTACTTGAGTCTGAAATGGATAGATGAAAGTCTTTGTCGATATATACTAGACTGTCCAATTTGAATGATATTTGGATTCTAATGCAATTAGCTGATATTTGTCATCGTCAAGGTATCCAGATTTCCTTTTTACGAATATCTTATTTATTTGCAGCACGAACTGATAGATTATTTTCTTTTAATGAGGCATTAGATTTGGAGCTTGTTAAAAAATGTCTTATCTTTGTACAAGCACAGCGAATTCTAGTACTGGATCCTCATTCTAAACGTTTGATTACAGAAGGGGTAATTGATAATGACTGGCCTGCATTCTTTGCTTTAGAAGCAAGTTCTAATATTCCAAAGAATGTTTTATTCCCTGACGAAGGTGCCTATCATCGTTACAGTGAGCTTTTTGACTCTGATACGACATACTATGCTACAAAGCATAGGATTTCAAGAGATAAGCTAGAGGTAAAATTACCTTCTAGAATAAAGCAAAATACTTCTATTCTAGTTTTTGATGACTTATGTGATGGTGGAGGAACTTTCTTTGCAATTTATAAAGCATTACAAGACATGGGAGTAACTGATGTGCATTTACGTGTCACACATGCTATCCAAAAAGAACCTTTAGTAAAATTGTCAGAACTTTACAAAACAATAACAATTACTAATTCTTATAAGGATTGGGATAAAGAAGAACTTCCAAACAATATAAAAGTAATAAAAGTTTATGAATAAATTTAATGAAATTCTGAGTGCTACTGGAACTGCAGTACTCAAGAAACGTGCTGAAATCATCAATGCTGATGCCCGCGAAGCAGCTAAGGATCAGGTTAATCTCATTGAGAAAGAGATTCGTCAGATTAAGTCCAAGATTATGAATCTGGAGGATCTGTCGATTAAATCGACCGAATCACTGGTTGTAGGTACGGACTTTAAGGCAGATGAGTGGGTAACTCAGATGTTCAAGCTTCGTGATGACCTGCGCAACGCTGAAATCTGTCTGGAAATTGCTCAGAATATTTATAATGAGTATTTCACAGAACTTCCTGAAGTAGACTGTGATAAGAAAGCAGAATAGCTTTACAGGCGGAGTAAATCCGCCTTTTGGTTCTATAGTTTAATTGGAAAAATTTTAGAATACGAATTTAAAGATGAGAGTTCGAATCTTTCTAGAACCTCAAATATTATTAATGCTATGAAAACAAATTCTTTTTTTTGTTGTTTATTATAATAATGGGGAATTAAAAAAATATGATATAATTCCTTACTTAGTTGATAAGTATGAATCTTTGTCTAGAAAAAATCGTCCAAATCTTAGACTTTATAACTCGGTGAAGGAATTTATTGTTAAAGAATGCCGTTATCAATTTTGGTCTCGATGTGAGTATGAAATTATTATATCTTCATGGCCTAATGAGATCAATAAGAAAAAGATAGATGTTTATGATCAGATAGTACTAAATATTGATATTATTACTAAAATATTAACCTCTTATCTTACTATGTTAGGTTATTAATTTATTTTAGGAAGTTGGCGCAATTGGTTAGCGTAGAAATCTTATACATTCAAGGTTATGAATTCGAGTCTCATATTCCCTACCTATGAAAACTGTTTTATATAGAATACAATCAATTGAAGCTCCCGAAGGAGAGGGGTTTCGATACAATTCATTAAGAACATTATCTGATACAAAAGTGAATGAAGAAATGTGCTTAAGGAATGAGTTTGGAGATCATTATTTAATTAATGATCCTGATTACTGAATTTGTGAGATTTTAAAGGAAATAGAAGATGATGTATAGTTTAGATGAAATAGGTATTTTACCTAGTTCAAAAGCCACGGATATTACAAGTCGTAGTGAGTGTAGTCCTTTAGGAGACTTAGGAACATATCCTATTTTTGTTTCTCCTATGACATCCGTTATTGATGAATCAAATTATCAACTTTTTACAAAGGCTGATGTGCTTCCTATTATTCCCCGACGTGTTGATAATTTACAATTTAGACTTAATGCATGTAATCATGTATGGTGTGCATTTAGTTTAAAAGAATTTGAGACTTTCTTTTGTGAAGGAGAAGTAGCGGATGAGTGTCCTTTAGTACTTATTGATTTAGCTAATGGACATATGAAAAAAATCTATGAATTAGTCAAAAAGGCTAAGGAGAGATGGGGAACTATTATTATAATGGTAGGAAATATCGCACATCCAGATCTTTATTGGGAATGCTATGATGCAGGAGTAGATTATGTTCGAGTAGGAATTGGAACTGGTAGTGTGTGTACTACTGGAGTAAAAACTGGGATACATGCTTCAATGGAATGGTTGTTACGACATCTATCTAATTGTAAATCCATGATTAAAGATTCTCCTAAACCTAAAAAAGCTCCAAAAATCATTGCAGATGGAGGAATTTCTACAATAGATAGAGCTATAAAATGTTTAGCTTTGGGTGCAGATTATGTAATGATGGGCAAAATGTTTGCTCAGTGTACAGAAGCCTGTGGAATATCTAGAATTAAAGGAATTGATAAGGATCCACAACTTGCTAAATATCTTACAGCCCTAACCTTAGCTGAAAGAGATAGGATTCTTAATACAGGAAAGTATCCCAAAGAACGACTCTATTATGGAATGGCAAGTGAACGTGGGCAGAAAGATATTTCTAATACTAAAAAGGCAGAAGAAGGAATTGAGATCTGGGTTCCTATTGAATATTCTCTTGAATCTTTACTTTCCCAATTTGATTCTGCATTAAGATCAGCTATGTCCTATACTGGGTGTAGAACTCTTGAGGAATTCAAAAATGTAAAATGGGAGTATATGTCCCCATCAGAAAGAAATGCTTATTATAAGTAAATGGTTTTAACATATTAAAAGACAAAATAAAATAAACAGATACTGTTTATTTTTAAGCCCCTGTAGTTCAATGGAGAGAACCTCAGATTTCTAACCTGATAATCCAGATTCGAATTCTGGCGGGGGTACTAAATAACAGGTGCAGTGGTTACAGTAAATAGGTTTGAGTCCTATTGAAAGGTTCGTTCGACTCGGATAGCACCTCTAATAACTTATATATTATGGCATGGATATATAGAGCTCAGAATGGAGATTTAATGTTCTCTAAAACAAAACCTGAGAAAGTCTATAGATTTAAATTTAGAAATGATCAGTTTCATAGTGATGATGAAGATGTATATTGTAAACAACTATCTCCTGAAAACATTACTTTGGGTAGATGATGCCCGTAATCCTTTTGAAGATGATTGGTTAAATTTTAGTCCAATTGGCCGAAATTGTCTTGTAATATGGGCACAATCTTATCAGGAAGCAATTGATTTTCTTGAAAAAGAATGGCCTGATGCAATTTGTCTTGATCATGATTTAGGTGAAGAAAAAGATGGTTATGATATAGCTAAATATATTGTAAATCGTTGTATTGATGATGGGAGGAAACTTCCATTATTTGCAAGTCAATCTGCAAATCCTGTTGGTAGAGAAAATATTTTAGGATTGCTTAAAAATTATCAGAAACAAGAACTTTCTTAAATAAACTGAATCATGATCCCGTATATTTACGTTCAAGCAAAGAATAAATTTCATAAATGGATTATCTTAAGGTATCTTAGGAGAAAAGGATACACATTTAGAAATAATATGTCTCAAAAGCATATTTTTATTCATCCTTATGGTCGATATGCCTTTTGTATGTGTGAAGAAGTTATAGCTTATGAGTAAGTATGGACTTGGGTTGTACTTAATACTATTTTCAAATGAAGTGGCGTTTTAAAATTTGTTTTTATGTAATTCCTTCAGTGGTTGTTTTTCTTATATGTCTTGGGTTACACAATTCTGGATTTAGCAATTATCTAAAAACTCATACTTATCAGTGTAGAGTTGTTGGAGGTGAAAAAACTGAAGGAGGTTATAAGCGTTCTGGACATATGTATCTTATTTTACAGGAGGTTAATAGTAATAAAATCTTTAGTATTGATGCTTCCCCAGAAGATTACCATATATACCATGACAAACCTGGAACAATTCTAACTTATACTTTTAAAGAGTATTTTATTGCTCCCAATAAGACATATGATTTATATAGAAGTATATTTTTAACTGGAATAAGTCTTTTAGCTGGATTGTTAGTAACATTTCCCCTCTTATTTGGCACAATTGATATATCAGAAGAAATGGCATCTACTTTAATGATCGCTACTCTTATTCTATTAGGAACTTCAATTCTTTCTTATAATTTTGTTATATAATGTTGTATTGTAATATATGTGGAACTCCCCTTCGATATATAGGGGAGACTAAAGACTCTAATGGAAATACTATAAGTATTTATTCATGTCCGAAGTGTAATAAGTTGATTTATATTTAATATGTTTTTCGTTAATTTGGTTATATTAATTCTTTGTGGGTTTATTTTGGGATATGAAAGACAAAAAACAAATAAAGTAATTGGCATTCGTTCAGTTATTCTATTAATGTTGGGATCTTTTATATTTACTTATATTTCCACAAGGATAGGCGGAGACCCTTCCAGAGTTGCTGCCCAAATAGCTTCTGGTGTTGGCTTTATTGGTGCAGGAATTATCTGGAAAGATAAATCTACTAATATAGCTAATTTAACAACGGCAATTCTAATCTGGGTTATTGCAGCTTTAGGAAGTATAATTTCTATTGGATTACTTGCTGAAGCAGTAGTAATAACAGGAGTAATTTACATTGTCCTTAGATTTAATTTTTTGAAGGACGTCTAAAGGTTTGGAAAGTAATCCTTGATGGTGATAGGGCTTGCCTGCTAAGCAATGTGTGCCTTTCTGGCATGTGGTTCGATTCCACTGCTCTCCGCAAATAAACTAATATTAGAAGGGTATGGAATTTAAAGTAATCAGAATTATCTTTGATAATGGAACAGAACAGGTTTTTAATTTTCAACATGTAAGAGATTTCAGTTACAATGAGAAAAATAAATCTGCAGTTATAACTATAAAAGGAAACGGACCAAATTGGGATACTCTGCTATTTGATAATAATATTACTGAATTATATATTTCGAATTTAGAGTAATTAAGGATGCCCCTGTGGCGTAATTTGGTAGCCGCGCTAGACTTAGGATCTAGTGAGGAAACTCGTGCAGGTTCGAGTCCTGTCAGGGGTACTTAACAATGTTTAAAATTATTAATACCAATGAATATTGAAAATTTTTCAACGACAAATCTTCCTGGTCTAGCAGACCTAGGAGATACTAAAAATTATGCAAGTATTAAAGGAGATGATCCAGGGCCTAAAGGACCTATAGGTCCTGTGGGATGTTCAGCAACAGGTGTAGGCAGTGGAAATCTTACTTCTACTACCTCAAATTTATACATCCCTTCAACTGGAATCTATACTAATAATATCACTGTAAACTCTAGTAATCCGTATACATATGGACCAATTAAAACAGAAAGACTTCCTATGAGTGAAGAACTTTATTTATATATATAACTGAAGGTAAATCCTGTATTTCTACAGCACCTCCTACCTGGAATAGTCAGGAGAACTGTCTTTGGCATGCAAAAGGTTCTAGAGTACTTTCTATAGAAGGTGATTATGGACTATCTCGTCTTATAAAATCTTATATTGATTCTGAACTAGATGTAATTTACACATATCTTACTATAAATGGATTTAATGTTTATGCTACTATTTTAGGACCTTCTGGAGAATTATTTGTAGAAAAGGCACCTATTAAAGGTAAAGAAGATCTAATTCATAGGAGTCGAAAGAAATAATAGAAAGAATTGCGCCTGACCCGAGGCGGGGGGGAGATCTTCAAAATCTCTATGCTGTTGGTCCATCTTCAGCCCTGTGGGATCGTTACCTACCAGGCGTGCAAATAAGAAGTAAATATGACTATTAAGGAACAATGTATACATTTACGGGAAGAAGGAAAAACTTATAACGAAATTTGTACTATTCTACACTGTTCTAAAAGTACAGTTGCATATCATTTGAATACGACTACTAAAATAGCAGCTACAAAATGACAAAGCGAAAACAAATGTAAGGATTGAAAGTACAAATTTATGCATAGTTGTTCTAACTTTCTAAATCGAAGAGATAGATCTAAACATATCAGAACAATGTGTTCAGATTGAAATAAAAAGTTTAGAACTCACGTATCAGAGTTCAATAATAGATATAAAAACAAAGGAAATTTGGCTAATAAATGTTATTACAAGGATGTGTTAACATATCTTAATGGAACTAATGTTAAATGTTATTTAACAGGTACACCTATTGATTTGACAAAAGATGATTATTGTTTTGATCATATAGTTCCTGTATCAAAAGGAGGAACTAATGAATTATCAAATCTAGGAGTAACTATTCCCTCAACTAATTATTCTAAACATGATTTAACTATAGAGGAATATTTGTCTTTATGTAAACAGGTTTTAGAACACCATGGGTATACTGTAAGTAAAACTTAAAAATATGACTTATAAACAAATTTTTATTGGAGGGATTACTATTCTGGGTATGTATATGCTACTGGGTTTGATGTTAAATTTCCCATGTAAATCAGAAGTGCCTCCAGTAAACTCTCCTGTAATTATTACAGAAACTCGTGATTCTCTTACAGAATGGCAAGTTTTTATCATGGCACTTGTTGAAGTAGAATGTGAGAGAAATCCAAAAGTAAAATCTAGTAAAAATGCAATAGGCCCATTCCAAATTACTAAAATTTATGTTGATGAAGTTAATAACTTATATAACACTAATTTTGTGTTAGAGGATGCTTGGGATCTTGATAAAGCTTTAAATATGTTTGAAATGATGAATGACCATTATAATCCAACTAGAGATATTGATAGAGCAATTAAACTACATAATCCTGGGGCTGGTAAATGGTATGGGAAAAGAATAAAAGATCGTATGGAACTAATTCGATTTAGTGAAGCACTAAGATTCAAAATTGTTGAACTTTGCGATAATTAATATGTGGTGGTTGATTGGATTACTGTTAGCTATTGCTATCATACTTAGTCCTATGTTATGGGCTATTTATAAACATATAACGTATGAGAAGTTGAATAACTAAAATTTTAAGTGGAGTTGCAATTATTTTAGGAATAACTGTTTACTTCATGAATGTAAGGATAAATGATTTAAATAAATCATTAGATATATCCGTTAATAATGAAAAAGCATACTCGGCTGAAAACTCAGCCTTGAAAGAGAGTAATATAGTTTTTAGATTTGAGTTAGCTCAAATGACCCACATGAATGATTCAATTCTTGTGAAAATGCGAGAAGTAGCCCAAGAACTCAAAATAAAGGATAAGAAATTAGAATCTTTACAATATCAGTTAGAACATATTTCTAAGTCAGATACTATTTTTATTAGAGATACTATATTTAAAGATCCTGGTTTTAAACTTGATACGTGTATTCAAGATAAATGGGCTAGAACTTGTCTGCATCTTGAATATCCAAATGAAGTAGGAGTGTCAAGTGAGTTTAACAATGAAAAATATATTATTACTTCTTGGAAAAAAGAACCAATTAAGCAAAGAAAGTGGTTCCTTCCAAGATGGTTTACGAAAAAACAAAAAATTGTAACTGTTGACGTAGTAGATAAGAATCCTTATGTAACTACAGAAAGACAGAGATTTGTACAAATTGTAGATTAAATGATTACAACAATACCTACAAAATATGATATAGGGCAGAAAGTATATTTAAAGAAAACTGCTCTTGACTTTTCTCGAGGATATTTCATTGATGTTGAAGTTCCCAGATCCAACTCCTTACATAATTACATCTATTAGAATTCATGTATATCCTGATTATACAAGGATTTATTACTGTATCAATGGAAAACAGGAATCTATTAGGGAGGATAAAGTATTTAGTTCTTTAGAAGAGGTAGAAGCCCATTGTAAGCATGATTCAGAATAGTTTTTTGGAAAAAGGTAAAGAGAAAGAATTAGAATTTGCCTTAGCTCTTTGTAAAGCTAAAAGTCTTTCGTCCTCTATAATAGAAGAAGCTAGCAAGGAAGATGACATTTATCGTCATATTGATATCTGGGTAGGAGCAAATAGTTTCGATGTTAAAGCTGCAAAGAAAACCAACCGCTCTGATTTACTTCCTAACTATGATATTCATTGGATAGAACTCAGAAACGTTCATGGAGATAAAGGCTGGCTATTCGGGCAAGCTGATTATATAGCCTTTGAGTTGGAAACTACTTGGTGTATCTGTCCAAGAATTTCTTTAATACGGTCTCTAAAGGGTAAAATTGATTTTTCTAATTTTACTACTAATAGAGATGATATGTTTAGAGTATATAGACGTAAAGATAGATTAGATGCTATTGTTAAAGTCGATAGTGATTTTTTGACCAAGGTTACGTCTAGTTTTTTAATTTCTAAAGAATAGATTATGATTTTCTTTTTAGTGTATTACTTGATTTGTATAGGTATTATTTTTGGATCTGATGATGGAAAACCTTGGAAGTTTTCAGATTATGTTCTTTTATTATTTGCTGGCATTTATATTCCTTTAAGTGTAGGAATGTATATTGGTCGATTTTTAAAAGAAAATAAGGTATATAAGGAAGAGTAATCTTCCTATATGGTGCGTATAGCTCAGTTGGTTAAGAGCGCCAGATTGTGACTCTGGAGGTCACCGATTCGAATTCGGTTATGCACCCTTAAATTATTTTTATGAAGACATTTACTGAGTTTAAAAAAACTTATTCCCAATAATAAATTGGGTGTTATTTCTCATCCTTGTAATAATTCAGTAATAGAGCCAAATATCTTAAAATGTTTGAATTACAAGATGCAATTTTCACTTCGAAAATGTAATCTTATCTATTGGAATATGCTGAAACAGCTTTATATATCATCTGATGATATGTTTAAATTTCTTAAAGGAGGAGTAAGTTATAGAGAAAGTATGACTGCCTTAATGGTAAGAGTACTAAGAGAAAATGTAGCTAAAAACGTATGAAAAAACTAAATATAGCACTCGTTGCACATGATGCACGAAAACAAGAATTAATTGATTGGGTTAAATTCAATAAACAGTCATTATATAATCATCATATTATTGCTACAGGTACTACAGGTAAGTTACTTGGCAATATCATGGTTAAACAAGTTGCAGAAACAGACTGGAAAGGAAATGAATATTTTGTAAATAAATATTTAAATGTAACCTCTGTTCTTTCTGGGCCTCTTGGAGGAGATCAAATGATTGGTGCAATGATTGCACAAGGTCAAATTGATGTATTAATCTTCTTCTGTGATAATCTTATTACACAAGGACATCAAACAGATATTTCTGCATTAACTCGATTGGCATCCTTATATAATATTGCATTTGCAACAAATAGAACTACAGCAGACATGATTCTTACTTCGTCATTATTTGCGAATGAAGAATATTGTCCTGTAAAAGCAGATTTTAGTAGTTATTTAAATCGCAAACTTTAGTTATGTCAAAAAGTCGCAAACTTCCAATTTTTAAAGATAAAGGTCTTAAAGGTATTTATCACAGAATCGTTAAAAGGAGAATAAAAAATTATTTAAAGAGTAATTTTTTAAGATTACAAGATGAGGATTTTGATTGTAATATTCCAAATCCTAAAACAATAGTTAGCGACTACAATTATAGCGATTATACAATCGATTTACGTTATGAAAAAGGTAAAAGATGGGGAGAAGAGTGGAAAGCTAAATTCTCTAGAAAATAAACGTATCTTAGATTACATAAAGGCTGTAAGGAAGAAATCAAGGGAAGAGGAGATCCAATTGTATGAAAAACCTCTTCCTAAAACTAAGATTAAAGAATCAAAAAAGATATATAAGAGAAATAAAAAATGACTGCATTAGATTTTTTTTATGATGAGTTTGTTGCATTTTGCAATAAGTATGATCTAGTGGAACAATTTAATAAAGGGTTGCAGATAAAAGGTTTTCCTTACGAGTTAAGCTGCAAACCCTTTATTTTATCTAGGTTATCTCCAGAAATATTTAATCTCTCTTTATATTGGGCAGAGACTCCTACTCCAAAATCACATTCATGGAGAGAAATTCATGATCTTTGGATAGAAAAAAGTGTAGAGATAAAAAATAGCTTCAAGAAGAAATCAAAAGTATTTGAATCATTTCCAGTATACTACTTTAAGTATAAAGGATATGATTATTTAGACTGTGTTTCCAATCATATTTGGCAGTTATACCATGCAGATCAATTAATTCCAGTAAGAGTTATAGATGTAAAACAAGTAAACGTAAAAAATGGATGCCCAAAAGGTGTACAAATTATTTCAAATATGTCCATATGGGTATTAGAAATAGCGACTGAGTATAAGGGGGTTGTTGAATATAAGGAGTATGACTTAGAAAAGAACGTTATTAGAATGTCTGATAAGTTTGCATCTATTATGATAGCATTCCCAGCTGGATTATCTGCCATTCTAGAACTAAATCTTTCTAAAAAGGTCAATTATCTAGATATTGACTATAATACAGGCAAAGTTTCTTATCTTCCTATAGAGAAAACTCTTAAAAAGGATTTTGAGTCTGAACTTGCATATGTAGATAGTAATAGGAAAACAACTACTATAGGACGATTACTCAATAAGTTCAATTGGGCCCCTTATCTGGATAGATGTGATATCGAAAGGATATCCAATTTTGTTTCTGGATATGGAGAAAATTTTAGCGTAGAAATTTGGGAACCTGAAAAAATACGTATAGCATATTTAGAAGATAATTATGCAGAAGAACTAAAATGTATAAAATCTACATTGCATAATTCTTGTATGCGACATGCTGAGTGTCAAGATTTTTTTGAGTTTTATGAAAAAGCTGATGCAAAGATTGCTGTGGCACTTGATAAAAAAGGTAAAATTTGTGCCAGAGCAATACTTTGGCAAATCAATAATTCTTTATACTTTTTGGATAGGATTTACTCAATTAGTCCTTTTTACTATGTAAAGTTTGCAAAAGCTGTTGCAAGTAAGGTTCCTATAGACTTTTATAAAGTAGATAAAACTATATACAATATAAAAACTCTCACTGAAGTAAAAATGCCAGTTTATAGATTATTTAGACCGAAGTTAATAAATTATGAAGGATTGGTTCCCTATGTAGATACTTTCTATATATTTAATTCTACTTGTGGAGAACTATTGACTGATACAAAAATTTTTAGACTTCAAAGTACTAAAGGAAATTTAATACATATATAATATGAAAAATGCACGTTTTTATTACAGTGTTCCGCTAAGCGCTGTAAAGGCTTTAGTTGTAGGAACTCAAGATTTTACTCTTGATGATGTTATTGGTTTTTACAAATCTTCAATTCAGCCTATGCCTCGAATTACTATTTGTAGTCTGCTTAATGAGGATCGTACAAAATTATCTTTTGGAGTAGCTGTATGTTCAGCTAAAGATCGTTTCGTAAAGAAGGTTGGTCGTGAGTTAGCTTACAAAAGAGCCCTTGAACATCCTTTCAAAGTAGCTGAAGTTACTAAAGATAATATTCGTGAAGTACGAATGAATGTATCTCAGGCTATTGAAGAAGAAATATGGACAATGAATCCTAAGAAATTCTAATGGAGTACGAAGTTATAATTCATGGTAAAGTTTCTACTAAAAATGTAGATAAATTCAAAGAATGCTTTTTCAAAGCATTAACAGATAGTGAATCCACCTTTAGGGGGAATACTTATATCTACGAATTTACAGAATACGAAGAGGTAAAAGATGATACAGAAAGCTAGAGAATTTATTGTTCCTATTCTTAATGTTAAAGTGTCGATCCTAATTGGAAGTTCACTATCCGTAGAAAGTTATCTTCAGAATGTTCATAACAAAGTATTCGGGCATAGTGCACCAAATGTGGTCGCAGAAACCTTTTATTCTACTGAATGGGATGCTGATGAGTTTTTGTATATTGCATTATACGATGATACAGATATAAAAGATTCTGCATATAACGTTATACATGAATGTCTTCATGCTGCTCATAAAATCTGTACTTTCAGAGGAGTTGAGTTAGATGAAGAGTTTCTATGTTATTTGCAGGGATTCTTAATTAACAAAGTATTTGAATGTTTGAATGCTGAACTGATGGTAGTTACAAACCATCAATTGACTGCGGAGGATACTCTGCAATAATAACTCAAAATGGTGAAGTTATAAAAAAACTTTACAGGGGTTATAGAAACACTACTAACAACCGTATGGAACTTCTAGGGGTCTTAGAATGTCTTAGATATTTTACAAACCCTGAACAAATAACCATATATTCGGATTCTCAATATGTAGTATCGAGTATTAACAACAAGCATCTTACCAAGTGGGTTGAAGACAATGATCAATCCAAAAAGAATCTTGATTTGTGATATCCGATTTATGAATTATTGAAGTTTCATACGGTTACTTTTGTGTGAGTAAAAGGCCACAATAATAACAAATTTAATGAGTTAGCGGATTTATTTGCAACTCATGCAAGTGATTGTTTAGATCTACCAAAAGATAATGGTTCATTTTAAGATTAAAAAAGTCGGAAATCACTGGTATCCATGTGTTAATCATGAATATGACAGTGACATATCGTTGGATCCAAAAATTGAGAAATATCTCAATAACTATTCTGTAAAATCTGGATATGTGGATGAAGTTACAATAGAGTTGGAAGAGATTCCAATGATAACAGAAGATATTAATTTAATCTTCTTTAACGAGTCTGATATTACAAGATATTATACTACTGATGACGATTTCAATCTTAGGTTTGAAATCAATGACCATGAATTTGAGATTGATGCATATTTATTTGGATGCTTTGAATTGCAATTCAATTTAAATTTTCATGAAAATCTCTATAAATTACATATCTGGTAATGAAATATGAAATCAGGATAGTGCAGATTACTCCCAATGGTTGTTGTTTAGTATATGCTAAAGACTATGAGACCGATGAGGAAATTGAAGAGATGACAGTGTATAATAAGAAATTACGCTGTTTCATGACAAAGGAACGCAAAGACGATGAAATTAAAAACTGAGGCACAGGAATCAACAGAGAAATTAGATATTAAGAGAAGGAAGTGTACTTTATCTGAGAATATTCAAAAACTTTTACTGCGGCAATTAAAACACGAGCTGTATAATCATAACCTCTATATGAGTTTTTCTAACTTTTATGGAGTGCAAGGATTAGCTGTTCTGGAACAGTATTATAAAGAACGTGCAGATGAGGAATATCATCATCATTCATGGATTCGTACATATATGAATGAGAATGATGCAGCATATATTTACCCTGATATTCCTGCCATTAGTGAAACTTTTGAAGATAATGTAACGCCATTTAAGTTAACTGTAGATAAGGAGATTCAAACAACTCAACTTATTTATGAAATTGTGGATGCAGCTCTTGAAGAGGGGGACTGGGCCACTTTTAATTGGCTAAATGGAGATAACGATGAAACTGGACGACTTGTTCAAGAACAAGTTGAAGAAGAATCAATCTCACGTACTGCTCTAGATATTGCTATGGAGGAAGGTTCTTGGCTTCGTAAGGAGAAATCTATTATGAATGCTTATAAAGGAGATGTTGATTAAGTTACCCGAAGACATTAATGATCTATATTTCTGTGGTAAGAAATTGCCCGCTACTATAGTAATATAGTAGATGTATTGAGAAAAAACGGTAGAAAAATTTTGGCATCATTAATAAAATTATTACTTTTGTATACACAAAAATATAAAATTTATGGGAAAACAAAAGTATAATTTAATTGATGGATTTGAAGAGACTGCGGCAGAAATGTATAAATCTGGGAAAACTCTTCAAGAAATAGCAAATGTTATTGGTACGTATCCAGGAAAAGTAGGAAAAATTTTAAAAGAACTTGGACTAAAAAGAGGAAGACAGTATAAGTATATTAATGAACATTACTTTGATGTAATTGATTCTGAAGATAAAGCTTATATCTTAGGGTTTTTAATTGCTGATGGATGTATTAGGTTAGAGGAAAGAAAAAATGTAACTAGCTATAGAATTGCATTTTCTAATAATATTGATGATTCTGAAATAATTGAACTAATTCATTTTAAAATTTGTCCTAATCAAGTGCTGAGAGTGTGACAAAACCCTATAGGACATAGAAAACCTCAGTATACTCTTCAGTGAACTTCTGAGTATATGGCTAAAATATTAGAAGATAAATATAATATAACTAATAGAAAAACCTATGATGTACACTTTAGATTTCCATTTGAAAATATCCCATCTCAATTTCACAGAGATATAATTAGAGGATTTTTGGATGGAGATGGGTGTGTACAGAAACATTGTATTAGTTTTGTATTTAACTCTATTAAGTTTCTTACTCAGGTCATTGATGTATTTAAAGATCTCTTTCAAAAAAATCCTTTAACACCTTCAATGTTGTATCATATTGAAGTTGTAGATGGAAAAACTACTAAATATTGAAGGTTACGTATTGCTACGGGACATGGAAGAAGAGCTCTAATTAAAAATTATTTATATAATGGGGCATCATACTTTCTAACTAGAAAATTTGCTAAGTTTTAATACCGTGCTAATCTTATAGATTGCGAAAGGCTATAAGACAGTGTAACGCATAGTGAGTGAATAAATATAATCTCACCACGAGTTCTCAATATCCTATTGTAGGATAAAAATATATGCTGACCTATAAGGAATGTCAAAATACTTATAGAACTATAGGATAAAAAGCTTATAGGATAACAACGTGGATATTCATGGTAATTTAGATTATTTAAAGTATTTTATAAATACAGGAGTTGGATTCCCACAAAAGATATTTAACTCCTGTATTGTTTTATGTGGAGATGTAGGATTAGGATTTTCTCCTGATCTTGAAAGTATGAAGATTTCTTTCTTAAATAAGCTCTGCGAAAAAACTAATAATTATATTATCGCTATAAGAGGGAATCATGATGATCCTCAACAGTTTAAAAACCTTTATAACAAGAGATTCAAAGCGGTTGAAGATTATTCTGTAATTCAATATAAAGATAAAAATATCTTGTGTATTGGAGGCGGAACTTCTATAGATAGAATCTATAGAAAAAATAACAAATGGGGATATTGGGAAGATGAAAAGATTGTTGAGTTGGATAATTTTGATTCAATTCCATATTGTCAAATTATCGCATCCCATTGTGCTCCTACCTGTGCATACCCTTATGGAATAGGAAAGTTAGTAATGGAATTCTGTGATGGAGATGATTCATTACTGGAAGAATTACTTTGGGAGAGAAATTATCTTCAAACTTGCTACGAAGAAATGTCTAAAAAAGGACCAGTAGAAGATTGGTATTATGGGCATTACCATAGTACTATGGATACTACTGTAGATAATACGAGGTTTCATTTACTTGGTATTAATTACCTTTCTAGATATTGTTATAATGATTACAATTAAATGTTGTTTAGTTGCAGTTCAGACTGGACAATATTCTAAATTGGTGTTTGAGGACCTTAATAGGGATCCTTGCGATGATTTAAAATATGTCACTGTTGTAATGCTTCCAAATTGAGACTATAAAGATACTCTCAAAATTGGAGATACTGGATATCTGCAATTTGAAAGTGTAAAAGCTGGAGAAACTCAGTGATATAATAGAGAAATACAAGATTTTGCAGTTTATAAATTTAATGCTAATTATTTTATAAACTTCATTAAACACAAAGAGATAAATAATATGAAAGAATTTAAGTTTGATTAAATATGGATACAGAATTTGGAGCTAAGTTAAAGGAAGCTATAACAGCTAAAGACAATGATGTTAATAGCTTGGTATGAAAAGACAAAACTGGTGTAAACATTCGTTTAATGGATATTTCCCAGAATGAACTAAAGCGATATCATCGTCATTGCGAACAAATGCTAACTAACAGGGACATTTACAAACCTGGTAAATTAGTAATTCGTGAAAACATCCAAAAATGTTGAGATTCTTGTAATGCTGAATTGTTTGCAAGATATTTAATGCATGATTGTGAGACAGATATTAAAACCAATAAAGATCTACTTGACTTTATCAATGTCCAAAGAAAAGCAAATAATGTAGATGTGGAAGACAGTATTTCAGTTTTATTTACTGGACTTCCTCCTATCTATGAGAAAGTTACTGTAGGGAAGTTAATGGATGTATGTTTTGATAAGCTTGATGTACTTAACAAAAAGATGATTACAGACAAGTTTATTATTGCACAGGGAATCTGACTCACAGACGAAGAAAAACAAGAGCTCACAGAATTAGAAACAGGGGGTAAAATTAGAAATCGAATGGAAGTTATCAAGGAAAGACTTTGTCTTAATCCTGATATTAGACTGCGTGTAAGTCCTACAGGACTTTCATTTGCTGAGTTTAGAGCTTTAATTCAACTTTCTGATCTCCCTAAAATATCTTCCTTGTCTACAATTGCTCTTAAAACTCTTAGAGACAAAGTTTTACTGCTTTTGGACAATGATCTTGATTATCATATCAATAAATGGATGAAAATTAAGAAGGATATTGAACGAGTAGCAGAATATAAAAACTGGAATTTAGATTAGGTTCTGAAAATTAATTTTAGTAATTTTGGAACAAGTAAATACAACACTATTAAAAGCTCTATGCGAAATAGTACATCCTTCTAGACAGGAACAGTCCATGATAACTTATATACTTAACTTCTGTTATACAATAGAAGGTATACAATTTGAAATGGATGATGAAAATAATCTTTTTATTACAAAAAATACTACTAATCCAGCGGTATATCCTTGTCTAGTAGCACATATGGATAGATAATTTTGTTCATGTAAAATCTCTCTAATTGACGGGAAACTCCTTAGAGCTCTTTCTACTAACTATAGATAGTAATATACTATAGGGCTAAGCTAATCACTTGGATACAGTAAAAAAGAAAGAGATTGGACAATCCGCAGCTAAGATTCCTATAAGGAATAAAGTTCACAGACTATCCCTTTTGGGAGTACATTTGATAATTCCCACTTTTGTTGGAATTCCATTTGGAAATGGGAGAAACTTTCTGTATCTTTGTATCAATTAAAATTAATTTGATATGAAGAAATATTATTTTTATGGTTTGTATGCTGAAGATGAACCTGATAAAATATATTATGTTGGAGTTACATCTAAAGCAATTGCAGTTAGATTTAGTCAACACAAATATTCCGCTAACCATGAAAATCGTTCTATGCCTGTACACAAATGAATGTATTCTAAATACAAGAAAGGTATAGAGATTAAGTTTAAAGAAATCGATTTCTGTTTTGAATCAGAATGAAAAGAAAAAGAAGTATATTGAATTTCTTATTATCGTAAGTTAAATCCTTTCCTGCTGAATCTTCAGAAAGGAGGAAGTGGAGTTATTACTAATAACATGAGAAAAGCTTTAGGTAAGCAGAGGGGCATTGATGCTCATAAAAAACCTATTGCGGCATATACTTTAGAGGGAGTTCTTGTGAAAGAATTTGATTCATTAAAAGCTGCTTCAAAATACTTCGGATTTACGTCTAGTTCTATTTTTAATGGGCTTAGAAAATCTAATGGAATCGCTAAAGGATATATTTGAAAATATCTACCTAAGAAAGAAATTATTTACGAACACACTACTAATTCTGATTACAATAAACGTATTATTGTAAATAAATATACACTAAATGGACAATTAGTGGCTACTTATCAATCACTTCGGCAAGTACTGCGTGAAGAATTCGATGGTAATCCTCAGAATGTTAGTGGAAATTTTTTAAGACGTAAGATTTTAGATAAAGGCAGGATATGACATAATCATTATTGGTGCACAGGCGAGTTAATAAAAAATGATGATTATAATTTTCCAGTAATTGAAGAAAATAAAAAAGGTATAGTTCGAAGATACAAAACTTATAAAGAGATTGCAGAATATTACAAATGTTCTGTAGATATTATTAGATATAAGTGTATTAAGGAACAACCGTTATCAAATGGAAATTATATACGGAGAGTTAAGATATAGTCGAGCTAGTAAAGAAATTTATTAGATTAACTGGAAATCTTACATTATACAGGTGTAAAATGTGCAAAAATTAAAGGAAATAAAATTTATGGCTATTATAAGAAGACAGGAAAACAATGTGGACTTGGGTTAGATGACTGTTTTGGCATCTATATTTGTCTACATTGTTTATATTGTCTTCCAGACCTAAAAGTTTGTTTCACAACTCAAGAAGAAATGGGTTGTATAGGAGCAGAAATTGCAGGTTTAAATATTGATTTCTTTGATAATTGCAGATTCCTGTTACAAGCTGATAGAATGGGAGGTCAAGATTTGATTACACATACTAATGGCATAGACATTACTTCAGATGAGTTTCTAGAAGATATAGATAGTCTTTTAGAAAAATATAAGTACAAAGAGGCACGAGGTACAATGACAGATGTTGGAACTTTAAAAGAAAACATTAATTTGTCTGCAGTTAATATTTCGTGCGGATATTATTGTGCTCATACACACAAAGAATATGGAAATTTAACGGAGTTAAATAATTGTTTAAATTTTATCTTAGAGATTATTAGGCTTAATGATAAAGTTTATGAACATACAGCTGATCTTTCTGGATCATATGCAAGGTATTCAGATTTTGATTGGCCTCCTGGAGAATCTAGGCATGTTTATGCTTACCAAGATTCTGATGAAGCTTTCTATGAAAATCTTGCAGATAAGTGTTCCAACTGTAAGACTTATAGATGTGATGAGTGCGGTTACTATTGACGTGACTAATGGACAAAACTCAACGTCAACGATTAGGCGTTCAAAAATGAATTAATAATAAAGGAAATGGGATTTGGGTTTGAAGTACTGGTGTTGGTAAATCATTTGGAGCTTTAATGGCTTGTGTGAAATTACTAAAAATTAGACCAGATGCTAAAATTCTAATTTCTGTACCTACAACAATTCTCAAGGAACAATGACTAAGAGACGTAGCTAAAACTAAATTCTTTGGAAATGTTACTGTTGAGGTTATTAATTCTATTTTAAAAAAATCTTGAGAAGTTGATTTTCTAATAATTGATGAGCTTCATACTGCGGTATCGGAGCAGTCAATAAAAATATTTGATCAAGTTAAGTATGATTTCTTTCTGGGGCTTACAGCTACTTTAGAAAGACTTGATGGAAGAGAGGAATTACTATCTTTATATACTAAAGTAATCGATGTCATTACAACTGAAGAAGCAATAAAAAATGGATGATTATCGCCATTTAGGTATTACAAAGTTCTTGTGGAGGTTGATGACATGGATACTTATTATGTAATGAACCAAAAGTTTAATTCAGTTTTTGCATTCTTTAATTTTGATTTCAGTTCTGCAATGAAATGTGCAACTGATTGAAAGTTCCGTAATAATTATGCTTATAAGATGGGATATGATAGAAAGCAGGTTTTAAATGCTGCTATGGCGTGGATGCAATTAATGCAGAAGCGTAAAAAATTTGTTATGTCCCACCCTAAAAAGTTTGAAATAGCGAAAAAAATTATAGAAGCAAGAAAAGATAAAAAAATTATTACTTTTTCAGCCACTATTAAAGATGCGGAATCTTTAAAAGTTGGATATACTCTTCATAGCAAAAAGAAAAAACAGGAAAACTCAGAAACTATTGCATTGTTTAAGTCTCAATCTTCAGGGGTTCTTAATACATCTAAAGCAGCTAATGCAGGATTGGATTGCCCTGATATAAATTGTGAGATTAGAATTAGTGGAACTAGTTCTGGAATTGATGCAAGGCAGATTTTGGGAAGGGGATTGCGTTATGTTAATAATAAAATAACTGAAGTTTTTACTTTGGTTGTTAAAGGCACTAACGAAGAATCCTGGTTTAATAAGGCCCATCAAGGAATTTCATATATTACTATCACTGAAGATCAACTTGACTTAGTTTTAAAAGGAGAAGAAGTAATCACAAGAAAACGAGATGATGTAATTACTAACTATAGATTTTAAACAGTACTAAGTATCGTAATAACCGTAGGTACTTAGATTTGAATTTAACTTCCAAAACTATATAAATGGAGTTAAATACAATACTTAACATAATGGCAGAATATCATATTAGTGCAGACGAACTGTTACTAATATGATTAACTCTCTATGCTCGGGATGAAGAAGGCCATTCTGAGCTTTTCTTAAAGTGGTGGACAGATTGTGAGGGAAAACAGAAACTGAAAACCATGTTTGAGAACCTAAAAGAAAAATCCATAATCAAGAAGAATTATAATCCAGAATCTTATGTTCCTAATGATATTGAATTTAATAAAAATTTTCTAAAGAAGTATTATAAACAATCAGGAGTTCTTGGAAAAGAGCTATTTGATAACTATGAACCATTTATCCAAATTAATGGAAAGATGGCCAGTCTTAGAAATATTGCTAAGAAATTTTATACTTTAGAGGAATTTTACTTTTATTATTCTTCTCAAATAGGACATAATCCAGAAAAGCATAAAGAGGTGATGGAAATTTTACGATGGGCTCGTGAAAACAAGCTTTGTAAAGTTTCTATTCTTGAGTTCGTTGCTTCTCATAAATGGAATGAATTTGCACAGATGAAGGCTGAAGGATTTAGTCCTGATGTTGGTACTTCTTTTGATGTTTATCAGGATTTTTAATGGAGGATCTAAATTTACTTTGGCATTTAATTGAGCAAGGTAGAAAAGGGGAAAATAAAGGTTTGTCTGTAGGATTACCTAAATTAGACAAGATTATAGGTGGAATACAACCCTCGAGATACTATTGTATATCTGGAGCATCTTCTGCAGGTAAAACTGCTTTAGTTCTGTATTTCATATATCGGCTTTTTAAGGATTATCCTAAAGAACCTATATATCTTGTTTATTTTAGTTTGGAGATTGGTTCTGAAGTGCTACTAGCGAAGCTTATGGCTTTGTATTGTGCAGAAGAATTTGGAGTATATCTTACTATAAATGATATCCTTTCCTTTGATTCTATTCTCAGTGATTCTGATTATCAGTATCTAAAGAAGGCAAGAGACTGGATTGCAACTCTTGGTTCCAGGTTAATTATTCTTGATAAGGGTCTTAATGCTCGCATTCTATATAAAGAGATTTGTGAGCTTATGAAGAAATTAGGTTCTATAGAAAATGTAGGAAATAAAGAAGTTTATGTTCCAAAACATCCTAGGCAAAGAGTAATTGGAGTTATTGATCACATGTCATTAATTAGACCAGAAGAAGGAAGAACCTTAAAAGCTGAAATTGATTTAACTTCGTCTTTTATGGTTACACTAAAACGTAAGTTTTATCTTTCTTGAATGGCTTTAATGCAGCAGAATAGAGAATCTTCTTCTATGGATAGAAGAAAAGCAGAACTTAATGAACCAGGTTTAAATGACGTAAAGGATTCAGGAGGACCTGTTCAAGATAGTGATGTGGTTCTTCAACTATATTATCCTGCAAGAGACAAAATTCCAACATACCGAGAGTATAAAATTCTCGGACCTCATAGTTTAGCTGGAAGATTTAGAAGTATTATTGTATCTAAGAATAGATATGGTATTGCAGACAAAGTAATAGGATGTGGATTTTATGGAGAAGTTGGATGGTTTAAAGAACTTCCACTAGGAAGAGATATTACTGACTTCACAAAATATTTGGACATTAACGCTAACATTAGAGGTATAGATACAACTGTAGTAGGTACAGTAGAAATAGATAAGAACAACATCGTATATAGTTTATCATAATATGTCTATTGTATTACCAACAGCGAAGGTTCCCGCTGAAACTCAGGATCCTAAAAACTTAATTCTATTTGGACTTCCTAAGGTAGAAACCTGCCCTTTATAATAGTAATATTATATCGAATTGGGGAAAATCGGTGGATGCTAAAATTTAGTTTTTGGTTTGGGAAATAACGGTAAAATAATTATATTTGTACTATTATAATTAATAGTATTAAAATATGAAAATAAATCAATTGAAATATACAGAAGAACAAATTAAACTATTTGGAGAGTATTATAAACAAGGATACTCTTTAAAAGAAACTTCTGAAAAGTTTAATGTAAATTACCATACATTGAAGCAAAACTTAATTCGATTTGGTTACCGCAATCCAAAAAAGAAACTAGATCATCAAAGAGTTGAAAAAATTTGTTATTTTGATAGTATTGACACTCCTGAAAAAGCTTATATTTTAGGATTTTTATTTTCAGATGGATATATTTCTAGAACTCCTTATGGTATTTCCATAGGGCTAGCTTTACAATCATCTGATAAATATATTCTTGAATACATAAAACAAGAATGAGGTATTAAAAATAAAATATCAGAATATAAAAATAGTGTTAAGTTACAAACAACAGATCGTTATTTGTATAGTAGATTATTAGAACTGGGAATTTATGAAGATAAATCTCATAAGGACTTTGTCATTCCTAATATAAAAGAATCTTTAATTAATTCCTTTATTCTTGGATACTTTGATGGAGATGGTTGTATTACCATTAAATCAACAGGATATGTAAGTATTAGTATTTGTTGTAATTCAAGAATGTTTTTAGAATCTGTTCAAAGCTATTTAATTCAACAAAATATCTTTTCTAGACCTATCACTACAGAACATAGGGCTAAACATCCGTTATATGTTCTATATATAACTAAAAGAAAAGATCAAAATGCGTTTAAGGATTTAATATACAGAAATAGCACTATTTTTCTAAAACGAAAATATAACAAATTTTTGCAAATACCGAGGTAAGTTAATTAATAATATAATTAACCACCGTAGAGCGTAGAAGGTGAAACTATTAATAGAATATAATCCTTCCAAGAGTCCCTGACATCCAAATAAATTTTGGATGAAAATGTACGCCGAACTTATAGGAAACTATAAGAAGTTAAGATAAAAAACTTAACGATAACAATTTGAGGAAAAACTACCATTCTTAGTACACTGGAAAATAATCTTATTCTTGACTTTGAAAATGGTTCTACATATGTAGATGCTCTTAAAGTTAAGGTTTCTAGTTTAAAAGAGCTAAAAGAGGTTATTAAAGCTATCAAGGATGCAGGAAAGCCATATACTTATATTACAATTGATACAATCACAGCCTTAGAAGAAATGACCAAAGATATGGCTCTTAAAATGTGGCAAAATTCTCCTCAGTTTACTACAAAGTATGAAATTAAGGACGTTACACAAATTCCCAATGGAGCTGGATATAGTTTTTGGAGACAGGCACTGGAAGCAGTTATTGACTTAATTGCCTCTGCTGCTCCTAACTTAATTATTTGTGGTCACGTTAAAGATACAGCATTATCTGAAGGTCTTGATGGATCTGTAAAAGATCTTGATCTTGTAGGTAAAACTAAAAGAGTATTATCTGCTAAATCTGATGCAATTGGATTTGTTCATCGTGATGAAAAATCTAATTTGTGTATCAATTTTGGTATGAATGGAGAAGTACTTTGTGGTGCTCGTCCTGCTCATTTGGCAAATAAAGATATCATTGTAGCTGAGTATCAAGAAGATGGTACATTTGTATCTCATTGGGAGAGAATCTATCCCTCTCTATCTAAATAAATCATATGTTTAAAGTAACATTTGAATTTGATGAAACAACTAAGTCTATTAGTAACTTAAAGTGTGAGGAACTTAAGTCTTTAAAACCAAAGGTTAACTCTAATGGGCAACCAATCATTGAAGTAGGAGAAAATAAGTTAATTATTTCTCCTGAAGCAGCCGCTCTAATCGGAGCAACTGCTGGAGATAGAATCTCAATTGCTTATTCTCAAAAATCTAATGAGGTAACTATTCCTCTTATTGGCAAATCTGAAATGTTTGCGGATAAAGATGCTGGGAACAAGCTAACTAAATCAAATACTGTTTCCTTTAAAGGTAAGCAAAGAACTATGCTATTACAATATGGTTCTATATTCAAACTGGAACAAAGTACTAGAGATCAGGTATTTGATCTGATAGCAGTTACTGAAGATTCTAGTACAGAATTGGCTTCAGAGGAATTAAAAGAAGAGACTCTTGATTTAGATATAACAAATTTTGAAGAATTAGATAAATTACCTTTTTAATAAAAAATAAATAATATGGGAATGTATGATGCTACCAGCGCGGCTCGTGCTGAGGTTAAACCCGCAGCGAGTTATTTGCGTGCAGGTATTCACAATGTAAGATTCACTGGTGTTGAGAAAGGAACTAGCGAATATTCAACAATTGATTTTTCCTTTGAGGGTGTTGATGAAGGAGAAGTAGGTGCTCTTCATAATGAGCGTATGTTCGAGCCTAAGTCCTCAGAACGTATGCCTAATCGTTTTAATTCAGCTATTACTGATCCTTCTCAGGCAGAACAGTTTATGTGTAAACTTATGCATATTATTGCTGCACTAAATCCTGCTGCACATAAAAAGATTCAGGATGGGACTGTCAAGTTTGCACCAAGTGATTTTGACACTCTTATTAAACTGGTTAAGAAGATTCTCGATCCAGTAGTTGGTACAGAGGTTCAGATTAAACTTCTACCTAATGGTCGTTTCTATGGTTTTCCAGGATTTCCTGCAAGAATCAGCAAGAATGGAGATCTCTTCTTGAGTACTTCATTCATTGGGCAGGATCTAACTTTATCTGCCTATGAAAAGGCACAAATTGATAAAGCAAACGCTGCTCAGCCTACTAATATGGCTAATACTGGTTCTGAACTCGACAGCATGCGTCGTGATATTGATGAATTGGAAGAAGAGAGTTCCAGTTCAATTAATGACGACGATTTGCCTTTCTAAATTTAGAAGTTTAGATGCAATTTACATTAGGACCGACCACTGTTACTAAAGAACTAATTCTGAACAGTGTAAGTGAAGAAACTTTAATGGAGCATTATTTAGGAGTCCCTGTGAAAAAGGGACTCCTAAAATCTCCGTTAAGACAAGATAATAAACCCACTTGTGCTTTTTATAGAAACAAGAAAGGAGATCTTATATTTAAGGACTTCCGTGGTGATTTTTCAGGTAATTTCATTTCGGTTGTAATGTATAAATTTCAATGCTCTTACGGAAAAGCCTTAAATATTATTGCTAATGACTTTGGAATAATCTCTCGACCTAAACTGCAAGTTAATCCCCCTCTTATTAAATATACAAATAAAAAGTTTGAGGAAACACAAGAAGCTATTATACAAATAGAAGTGAAGGATTTTGAACAGTATGAGTTAGATTGATGGCTAAAATTTGGAGTTACCAGAAAGATATTAAGGAAATTTAGAATATTTTCCTGTAAGAACGTTTTTCTAAATGGAAACATATTTCATCTTCATAAAGATAAACAATTAGTTTTTGGATATTTTGGAGGTATTCAAGAAGATATTGAACGCTGGAGAATATATTTTCCTGGCAATACAAAGTATAAATTTATATCTAATTGAAAATCTTTTAGGTTGCAGGGAGCACATGCTCTTCCCAAAGAGGGAGGAGAATATCTTGCAATTACTAAATCTTTAAAAGATGTTGCATGTTTATATAGTTGTGGTATTACAGCTATAGCCCCAATTTCTGAGAACTGTTTTGTTACAGAGGCTCAATTTGAAAGGCTAAGTAAAAAATTTAAAAAAATTATTCTTTTTTATGATAATGACTCTGCTGGAATAACTCACATGAATAAGTTTAGAAAACAATTTCCAGATGTTTATGTGTTATGAATCCCCCGTCATTTTGGCGCGAAAGATATTTCTGACTATTATAAGAAGTATGGTAGGGAAAAAACACTGAACTTAATCGAACAAGCTAAACTTAAGATTAATGCCGAAGAAGAAAGAAGAAGAAGAAAGTCCAAAGAAGAAGAGGTCTAAATCATACTCTAGAACTAAAGGACATTCATATGAAACTAAAATAGCTAAGGAACTTAGGGAATTAGGATATGAAGGAATTGTTACCTCCAGATCTGAATCTAAATCTACTGATGATAAGAAAGTAGATTTGATTGATACTCAAAACCAGTTTCCTTACTATGTTCAGTTAAAGTGTACCCAGACCACTCCAGCATATCATCAAATAAGTGCAGAGTGTCCATTAAAGGATAAACCATTTATTTTAATCTGAAATAAACAAGTTAAAAAGCAGACTAATATTTGCTCAGCTGGAGAAGTTGTTATTATTCCTAAAGAAGAATTTTATAAATTAATTAAATTGAAAGAGTAGAAGAGGGATCTTCTGCTCTTTTTTGTTATATGAAAACATTATTTGTATTTCAAATTCAATCATTTACTGATGTGGTTACAAATAGTTCTAGTGAGCTGTTTGTATTTACTGGAACCACTGGAGTTGTAAGTGATATATTAGATTCTAATGTTCCAGGATGGGAGCACGAATATGATGACCCACAGTCAGTACAGGATTTAAGTCCCAACTCTTTAGAAACTTATCTTTCTTATGCTTACGACAATTATGATTGGAACTGGGACAATAAGCGAATAACTAGAGAGACAAGTAGACAAACTCGTTGGGCTAGAGAATTTAATATTGACCCAAATGATCTTTACAAAAATTATAAAGAGTGGGATCCAAATTCTGAAAAATGGGAAATTTCTCAATTACGACTCAAAGAAGGTTGGGATAAACTCATTAAACAAAAGCTTAATCCAAACTTAGTTTTTGTTTTCTCAAAAGGGGAAAATCCAGATTGGGAGCGCCAAGAAAAGATGATGACCTTTGGTTTCCGCTATCATTTAGGATAATATGAAAATAAAAATAAATATACAATCTGAATCTGATTTAATTACAAACTCATCTAGTGAGATCTTTTGTGCCATATCTTCTTTATCTGAGGATTCAATAAAGATGGTTTAGGAATATCTTAATTCATTTCTTCCTGATGGTGTTGAGTATTCAAGTCCTTCTGATATTTTTACAGTAGATGAATCTAGATATGTTATTACGTTTGAGATTAGTTACTCAGAAAATCATGAAGAGACTGGAAGACAGATGTACACTTTAATAAAACAATTATTAAAGGAGCATTTTCCAGGGGATAATTCATTTACTGTTGAAGATGGAGAGAATTATAATTAAAATACAATCTGTTTCTGATGTAATTACAAACAGCAGTACAGAGATTTATACGGTTTGTACAGAATGTACTTTAGATAGATTAAAAGATATTGTTAATAGTATCTTAAAAATCGCTGATTCTACACTTACAGCAGATGACTTATTTACCTTTGAATTGGATGAAGAGTCTGATGAGTACTCTGTTTATTATGACAGAGGTTATAAAGTTATTCCGAAGAAAGAAAACTATACTGAAGCTGCCAAATATTTATCTAATATAATGGATATATTTGAACAAGCAGCTTCTTTTGAAAGTTAATAAAAATGAAAGATTGGAAAGCATGGGGAATTAAGAAAAGAGTATTCCCAGATAAGAATTATAATGCAATTTGGCATGATTTAAAAACTGTTCGATTAGGTTCTGGGCAAGCTAAAGAATTAGATTATCCAGAATTCTACGATGTTGGAATTAATACTCTTTGTAATCTAGGATGCCCATTTTGTTATGTTGGAGCTACATCTAAAGGAGTAAATCATGATCATATATGTGAAAAGGCTAAATTTTTCTTTGGCAGCATGACTGAGAATGAGAAACCTTTTCAGATTGCAATTGGTTCTACAGGAGAACCTACAATTCATCCTGAGTTTTGTGAGTTTCTCAAAACAATATATAGTTTGGGGATTGTTCCTAACTATACAACTAATGGAATCTCAATAGCCAAATATGATGGTAATGCAGAAGAAATTTTAGAAGCTACTTCCAAATATGTAGGAGGAGTTGCTGTTTCAGCAAATACATGGAATCCAGAAATAGATTCTGCTTGGAGAAGTGCTGTAGTACTTCTGCATAAATTCGGGAACACTAATATCAATATTCATTATATAATTAATGATAAAAAGTCTGTTGATGACTTTATTAAAATTTATAATCAATATAAAGATATTATTCTATACTTTGTACTACTTCCTTTGATGCCTTCTGGTCGGTCATCAAATAAATACTCGCAAGAAGCATTTGAATACCTTCTTGAACAAGATATAGACTTTAAACAAATTGCATTTGGAGCACATTTCTATGACTCTTTATATAATCAAAATAAATTAGGATGCTATTTATATCCTCCTGAAAGTCTATCTAAAAACCTTATTTTAGGAGAGAAGATTATGGTTACTCCAAGTTCCTTTAATCTTACTCCTATTAAGGAAATTAATTTCAGTTATGAAAACTTGTAAAGTAATTTTTAGAGATGAAACTTTAGCACAAGACAGTATCGTGGATTGTTGATTAAACGATGTTGGAGATCTAGAGTTTAAATTGTACTTTGATCCTCCAGTAACAGAAACTTCTGATCTTGGTTCATTAGCGGGACAGTTATGCTATAGTTTCTGTAAAGCTTTAAAAGATGAATAAAATCATATTGTTAAATGCAATTGTTGGAAGTCAGGCGTATGGAACAAATACGCCTGACTCTGACATTGATACAAAGGGAGTATATCTTCAGGATCCTATGGAAGTCTTAGGGATGGAATATAAGGAACAGATTAACCTGGATAAGGATGCCTGCTTATATGAAGTTAGAAGATTTTTGCAACTACTTTGTAGTGGAAATCCTACAATGTTGGAACTTTTGTATATTCCTGAAGATTGTATTCTAGAAAAACACCCTTTGTGAGATATTATATCGAAACATAGAAGTGCATTTCTAACTAAACAATGCTACTTTAGTTTTGCTGGTTATGCATACCAACAAGTAGAAAAGGCTAAAAGGCTAAATAAGAAAATGAATTGGGAGGCTGATAAAGTAAAAAGAAAAAGTCCAATTGATTTTCTAAAAGTTATTGACAACTGTAAAACATATCCTCTTGTTGAATGGTTAAAGCGTAATCAGATGCATGAGGATTGCTGTGGACTTGCTAAAGTCAATGATTCAGAGAATCTTTATGCTTTGTGGTATGATGACATTAAAGAAATGTCTAAGACCAAAGACTTGTCTAATCCTAGATATAAAGATTGGAAAGATTTTGGATATAAAGGAGTTTGTAATGATGTTGAACTACTACTTTCAGAGATTCCAGAATGGCAAATTCCTATGTGTAGGTGTAACCTTTACTACAATAGGAATGGTTGGGGAGAACATTGTAAGGACTATAATTCCTACCAAACTTGGCTGAAAGAAAGAAACACACAAAGATATGTAGATATTCAAAATCATGGACAAAAGATCGATGGCAAAAATATGTTACATTGTATAAGATTATTACAATGTGCTAATGATATCTTAGATCTTAAAACTATTAATGTTAGAGTTAAGAACCCTGAATATTTACTATCTATTAGACATGGAAAAGTATCCTTAGAAGAATTACTTGAATCAGCAAGAAATCAAATTAAAGGGTTAAAGCAAAAATTTGAAGACAGTGATTTACCACATTCAGTAGATCCAGATTTAGTCAAATCAATATTGAATGAAATAAGAAAAGAATCATTAAATTTGTTTTAAATGAAATCGGAATTTATTACATTACAATTACTCTCAGAGAGTTTTGAGGATAAATTGGCATGACTAGTTGCAAATAATGAAGATAAAGTGTCTAAGTATCTTCTGGAAGCTAATCAATTAATTAAAATTTATACTAAGATAAAAGCAGAGAACTCTGAAAATTTGTTTCCAATTCCCGATACTGTTTTAGAAGGGTTTATAAATGCAATTAAGGAAAAATTGTCAGACTATGGACGGCAACTAACTCTTAAAACTAATGCTTTCGAAGTTTCATTTCTTCCTAAAGGCTGTACTCCTGAATATACTAAAAGTGGTAAATGGGCAAAAAAGAACAGACAATCAGGAAGGCCTGGTAAAATTATACAAAAAGTAATTGGAACTGGTGTCTTTTCTAACTCTGATTATGAAAAATTTGTATATGCTCTTAAAGCACTCTGGTCTTATGGTGGATATGAAATTAAATTGGTAAAAGGAGAAGATATTCGATATTGGTACAATTCTGAAAACTATTATGCCATCACTAATACCCTGGGTAATTCATGTATGTCTTATGAAGAATGTAGTGGGTACTTTGACCTTTACTGTACACAGCCAGAGTGCCAAATGCTAATTGCATTAAAGGAGAATAAGTTAGCAGCTCGAGCTTTAGTATGGACTATTGAAGATAAAACTTTTATGGATCGTGTTTATTATATAGAGGATTCTTTATATAATATCTTTATTAACTATGCTAAAGAAAATAAATGGTATATCCGAGAGAGTAATTGCCTTCTTAGTGATGGTGACGATCAAGTATTTTTATCTCCAAAGGATAACTATACTGAACCTGTAACTGAACACTTTGTTTTGAACTTAGTTAAGATTTATCCTGAATGGCCTTATATTGATAGTTTTAGATATTTAGATCTTGAGAAGAAGGTCTTAACAACATATCGAAGACATAATACCTACACATGCTCGTTTACAGATGGAAATTACGAAGATTCAGAGGATTGTGATGAAGAATATCAATGTGAGAATTGTGGATGCCAATATAGTAACGAGGATGAGTTAGTATATTCAGAATACTTTGATACACCAGGATGTACTTCTTGTATGTCATGGTCAGAAATTATGCAAGATTGGATTCCAAATAGCAAGGTCGTTTATGTTATAACTGATGACATATACCACAAGGGTGAGGTTTGTTGTAGTGAATATCTAATATCGCGTCCAGAAGAATATGTCTATATTAAAGGTTCCTGGTACTCAACAGAATTCAAAGGGATTTGTAAAAATCAGGATGGGGATTGGGTAGTTATACATCTGGATAAAGCATCCACTTCATCAGATATATTTAGTGTGATTTCGTCTATTTCTGTAGCATCTACTATTAATCCTAGAATATATTAAACAATGAAAGAAAAAATTAGATATGATTTAGTTCCAGCACATGGGATTAAAGAAATATCTCGTGTTCTAACTAGAAAGTTGGACACATATGAAGAAAATCAGTGGAAAAAAGGGATGAAATGGACAGAAGTTCTTTCATCTCTTAAGAAGCATCTCAACGAATTTGAGATGGGAAATGATTACACTGAAGAAGGACTGCTCAATATAGCAGAGGTAGCCAATAATGCATTAATTCTATGCGAATTCTATCATATTTATCCCCAAGGGGATGATAGAATTATGGCTCCCACAACAAAACCAATAGTTGCCTTAGACTTAGATAATGTCATCTTTGATTTCAATGGTGCATATGAAGCTAAGTTTGGCACTAAAATGAATCCTTATTGGAAAGCTAATTATGAAATGTCAGAGCATTTAAAGCAGTTAGAAAAAGATAAGGATTTTTGGGTAAATATCCCAATTCTACATAAACCTTGTTTCGAAGTAGATTATTATATAACTGCTCGGAATATTCCAGTTGAATGGATTGAAGAAAGTTTACAAAAGAATGGCCTTCCATGTGCTCCAGTTCATGTTGTTCCTTGGGATCAAAGTAAATTGGCACATTTACGTGATTTAAAAATTGATATATTTATCGATGATAAAGTGAAATATTTTTTGTAGTTTTTCTAATGAAAATTTCATATATTTGTATAAAGAATTTAAAACAAATATATGCTATGAAAATAGAAAAATATCTAAACCGAACACAAATTTTGGAAACCTGTGATAAAATCCGAAATGGAATTACAGGAGAACAATTAGCAAAAGAATTAAATATTGCACACAGTACTGCCTGTAAATTATTTAATCAACTAGTAGATAAATATAAACTTAATGATGATATTTATATTCCTTACCATCCTTCATTAAAGCCTCTTTCACAAGAGGAGTATGACGTTCTAATTGGAGGATTGTTAGGGGATACTTGACTTGGATATTTAGGTAAGTCAAAACATGTATCAGGATCATTTACTCATAAGTTAGAACATGAGGATTATGTAAGATATAAATATAAATATCTAAAAAGATTGTGCGCTATTCCAACAATACATAATAAATTTGATAAACGGACTAATCGGGAATACCAGCAGGTATTTTGCAAGATTGCAACAAACCCTATACTAGATCCCATTGTAGAAGCATTTTACAAAGAAAAAAAGGTTATAAATCAAGAATATATTGAAAAGCTATCCCCACTAGGAATAGCAATTTGATATATGGATGATGGAGGCCCTGCCTCATATGGGTATAAGTTTTCAGTAGATTGCTTTGAACTAGAAGATATTAAAAAATTATCTAATTTATTATCGAGTAAGTTTGGAATAGGCAACACAATTTATAATAATCAGAATAAGGTAATTCACATTGGGTCTTCTTATACAACACAATTTAAAAAATTAATAGAACCTTATATCTGTGAATGTATGAAATATAAATTACAAGTTTATAAATCTAGTAATGAACAATGCTGTTTGGTTAACATTTAATATATGTCATCATTAAACTCCGTGAATCTGGGAAAGTCTGACGAGATAACCCTAATCTAAGTATTCAAGAAATTGAATAAAAGATCAACGACTAGTAGATACTGTCTTAACAGGCGATGCTGAAGAGAATGAACTACCACGAGTGCGGAGCAGTAACCTATGTATATCAATACTTAGTGGTTACTGAAGAGATAGTCTGAACTATACAAATAAATGAAAGTATAGAAATATAGGATAAAGAGCCTATATGATAACAAATTGAAATATGAAAATTATAAGGAAGCAACTGATGCTGGAATCTTTTGCTACTTAATGGATGCTCCTCATAATCAATATTATAATGTTGGTCATAGGAGAATTTATAACCTTGATATTCCGATTAAGTAATTATGGATATAAAATTATCAGATGTTAAGTTAATCCCACTATTACATACAGTCAAGAGGTTGAAAATTTCTGATGAAGAATACTTTTCAAGTAAGTATAGCGAATATATTTCTAATTCTAGATTGAAGTATATTAATCCTAGTCAAGGTGGTAGTCCTTCGAAGTATAAAAATGGTATACAACAAGAAACTACACGGTCATTGCAGTTAGGTTCAGCTATTCATGAGGTCTTTTTACAACCAGAATCCTTCTCATTAGAGGAGGATCTGGGAAGGCCTTCTGCTAAACTTGGTGATGTATGTGATCATATAATGAAGCAAAGAGCTGAAGGAAAAGGTATATATGACTCAATAGTTTTAGCTTGTAATGAAGTTGGTTACTATGCAAATAGTTTAACAGCCAACAGAATCAAACAAATTATCTCTAAAGGACTATCATACTATATAAAAAGTAAGACAGTTGAAAATACAGATAAGATTGTATTATCCAGTAAAGATAGAGAAGTTTGTGTTAACTGCCTAAACTCTTTAAATTCCCATAGAGGAGCAATGAAACTTATACGTCCAACTGATATATTTGGTGATGCTATTGCTTCTTATAATGAAGATGCAATTTTTATGGATGTCAAGTGTGAATATAATGGGAAGAGTACAATTCTCAAGTTAAAGATGAAAGCAGACAATTGGACTATAGATGAGGATTCTAAAAAGTTAGTTTTGAACGATCTCAAGACAACTGGAAAACCAATAGGATTTTTCATGCAAGATTATGGTTCATTTGTGCATTATCATTATGCAAGACAACTTGCGATGTATATGTGGATGTTGTTTCATCTATGTAAGAAGGAGTTTAACGTGGACAAAACCTGGAATATTTCGTCTAATATCATTGCTGTAGAAACAGTGGGTGAGAATAGAGCTGGAGTATTTAGAGTATCCAAAAGTCAGCTTACTGCTGGCAAAAAAGAAGTCCAACGTCTATTGAAGATGGTTGGTGTCTGCCAAATTGAAGGATTTGACGATAATATAAAATTTAGTTAATCTGCAAATATTTTTAAGAGTAAATTTAGAATTTATTTTCTTAAAATTTTATGGAGAATTTGCAGATTCATAATTTTAGTATTATCTTTGTATCACAATCGGAAGAATAATATGAACTAATGTTTAATTTTAATGTTTTTAAGAATGAAAAAGTATGAAGTTTCGGCTTATAGCCTTGAGGAAGCAAAAGCAACTGCACTGAGTGAGTATGGTCTCAAAGTAACGCAGAATGTATCACAGTCATGGAAGAATGCAGGTTCGCCTGTTTCAGGTAAAGAATTTGAAGGATTCTGCATTGACATGCTGGATAAGAAACGTCTGACTGATGTAGAGGGTGTTGGTCTGGTAATTGCAATTACCCCAGGTTCGAAAGACACTCGTGAACGTCCTTATAAGTACAAGAACGTAACTAATGAGGGCAAGCGTCAGATGGAGCGTGTTATTGAGATTCGTCTGAAAGCAACTGATGAGGTAGTTGGTACTGCTAAGAACAAGGGCGAGGCCGAGAAGCTTGCTAAGAAACTGATGCTTACTTATAAGCAGGATATGGTAGCAGTTATTGTTTACCATGTTAAGGATGGTAAGGAAACAGCCTTCGAGCTGGATTATGCACCTTCGCAGTCAGCACAGAAGGGTCGTTACATTGTCTTTGGTAACGAAAAGAGTGGTTTTTAATTAAACTATATTTAGAGAAAGCAGGGTTGGATTAAATTCCAATCCTGCTTATTTTTTAAGATTTATGATAGTAGATATATTCAAGCATCCATTATTCACATCTTGTGGATTCTTAGGAGTATGACCAGGAGATGGTTCTTCTTTTATTGATCAATTCCATTTAGGAGGAGAATATTGTGTTTATGTATTACTAGATTCATGATGTAAACATGATACAACCCTTTGTGGATGATCCTTTCCCTATGCTATTAAGTATATAGGAATGGGCCCTTATCCAGTAGGATACAGAAAAACAGGTAAACGTCCGCTAAATCATAGAAATGACTTATTTAGTGACCATCTTAAATTAGACCCAAATCGTTATATATTGACCTTTCCATCAACATGCTTAGACAAACAGTCTGCCTTTGATTTAGAATCAATATTAATAGATGCTGCATTGAAGGATTCCTATACATTATCTCCTAGAGATTTGAGAAATGTTAGAACTCCAGATTTTCAGTTAATAAACAAAATAAGAGGTCATAAGATTAATGGAAGTTACCTTAGACAAGCTGCTTAGTGGCAAATCAACACGAATTAATTCAAAAGATTTTCTTTCAACAGAAGACTATGTAAAGCCTTTTATTGAGGAAATGAGTAAATTCACTTCTACTTATAGAATAGAAGCTATTCCTCCTTCTCAAGTTACTACAAATAAAGAAGGAGAGGACATTACCTATAACAGGGTATTAGTACAGGCAATCATGCCTACTCAAATAGATGAGTATAATGAAATATATACTTTGGCATATTCTTTAGATATAAGAAGACCTATTTATAAAGTATATAAAGCAATGTTTAATAATACTACTAATTCAATAATTGCATTTGATCCAAATTGATTAGTAGTCAATGAAATTAAACCAGCAGAAACCTTTACACTTCCAATTCAAAACTTAATGAGTTTTACAAGTGACTTTGAAGTTAAACTCAAGAAATATAAAAACGATACTTTATCTACCAAAGAAAATGATCGTTATGTAAGACTGGGTTCTTGGATTGAAAAATGTCAGTTTGCAGTATGGCAAAATAACTTTGGAGGAAAGGTTAAATGGTCTCCAACAAATGTTGTTAAGGCTTATAATAACATTTATATAAATACATCAAGTGATTATTATGTTGGTGATAAAGACTCATCTGTAATTAACACATACAATTCATTTGCACAATTAATTGCGGATGATAAAAAAGATATTTGCAATAAGTTTGAAAAAACTATGCTTATAAACCTTTTACTAGGAATTAAATAATGTATATTATTAAAAGAAACGGTTCTCGTCAAGAGTTTAATCCAAATAAAATAAATAAAGCGATCAGTTCTGCATTACAGATATGTAACTGTTCTATTGAAAATCCATCACAGTTTATTGAAATTTCGGAAGGTGATTCTGTTGAAGTTATTCAAGATAGAATTGAAAATTATCTTATGTCGGTATGTAAAGATGCAGCTAAAGCATTTATTTTATATCGAGAAAGGCATAAAAATCTCCGAGATGCAAAAGAGAGAGCTGAATATATAGAACACTATATAGCAGAAAACGATAATGCTGCCACTAGTTCTGAAGTTGATGATAACGCTAATATTCAAAATAAAAATGTTGCTACGCTGGAAGCGGAAATTCATAAATCCCGCAATATTGAAATTTCAAGATATCGTGTAACTAAAAAATTACAGGAACTTTATGGAGTAGATGCTCCAAATTATATTAAAGATCTAGAAAGTCATATCATATATAAACATGATGAAAGTTCCGCTCCTGCAATTAAACCTTATTGTGTTGCTGTTTCTTTATATCCCTTCCTTTTAAAGGGAACATCAACTCTTGATAAGTTATACTCTTCTGCTCCAACAAATTTGCAAGCATTTTGTGGACAGTTTAATAATCTTGTATTTTTATTATCCTCTCAATTTCAGGGGGCTGTGGCATTTGGCGAGTTCTTTAATGTATTTTACTATTATTGTGTTAAAGACTTTGGAGAAGAGTTTTGGAAATATGATGAAGAAATAGTATATCATACTAAAAATAAACAAAAAACTATTTCTGATATGATTGAACAGTCGTTCCAGAATATAGTTTATTCAATCAATCAGCCAGCGGGAAATAGATCGTATCAATCTCCTTTTTCTAATATTTCCTACTACGATAGCAATTATTGGCATGCTTTGTTTGATGAGTTTGTATTTCCTGATGGAACAAAACCTAGTTGGGAAGGTATAGATTATCTACAGCGTAAGTTTATGCGTTGGTTTAATAAAGAGCGAAGTAAAACTTTATTAACATTCCCTGTAGAAACTATGGCATTACTTACTGATGGAAAAGATGTATTAGACAAGTCCTATAAGGATTTCACTGCAGAAATGTACGCTGAGGGACACTCATTTTTTACCTATCTATCTGATAATCCTAATGGTTTAGCATCATGCTGTCGCCTTAGAAATGGAATTGAAAAGAATGAATTTAGCTTTACCTCTGGATTGACTGGTGTTGCTACTGGCAGTAAATCAGTAATTACATTAAATATCAATAGAATTGTTCAAAATTTTGATAAAGAGTATCACAGAGTATTAGGTTTAGATATGCAGACCACTTATATTCGAAAATTAGAAAAATATATAATTAATATTCTTGAAAGAGTTTACAAATACCATACTGCATATAATGAACTGCTCAAGGATTTATATAAGCATAATATGCTTCCTGTTTATTCAGAAGGCTATATCAATCTAAATCAACAATTCTTAACGATAGGAATTAACGGAATTAACGAAGCCGCAATATTCTTAGGAATGAAGTGTTCTTATAATGAGGAGTATAAAAACTTTTGCCGTTTTATTACTGAAATTATAAGCAAGGAGAATAAAAAACACCGTACTAAAGAGCTTAAATTTAACTGTGAGTTTGTTCCAGCAGAAGGATTGGGTATAAAGAATTACAATTGGGATAAAGCTGATGGATATGTAGTTCCAGAAGGTAGAAATTGTTATACTTCGTATTTCTACATGCCTGATGATCCTAATATTAGTGTCCTAGATAAGTTCAGAATGCAAGGTAAAGAATTTACTGAATTGCTTGACGGCGGAGTAGCTAATCATGTAAACCTTGAAGAACATTTAAGTAAAAAACAATATGAAAAGTTAATTGATTTTTCAATTCAGGAGGGATGTAGTTATTTTACTTTTAATGTTCCTAATAGTCAATGTGATGATTGTGGATTTATATCAAAACACAAAATTATAGAATGTCCAAAATGTAAAAGTAATAAAATTACATGGTGGACACGTATAATTGGATACCTAAGACCAATAAAAGCATTTAGCAAAGGTCGGAGAATCGAAGCGAACAAACGTATTTACAATGCTTAAATATACAGACACTAAAGTGACTTTTAGTGAGATTCCAGATGAAATTACTTTATGTATCAATATATCTGGATGTCCAAATCACTGTGATGGATGTCATAGTTCATATCTTTCTGAAGATATTGGGCTTGAATTAAACTACTCTGCTATTGATAGTTTAATAGAAAGAAATCCTGGGATAACTTGTATCTGTTTCATGGGAGGTGATCAAAATCCAACACTTATCTGAAATTTCGCTAACTACATTCAAGCAAAATATTTAGTAAAATATAAAGTTGGATGATACTCTGGAAAAGATACTCTTCCAGATCAGTTTCTTAGAACTAATACCGAAGATCCTTATATTGATTTTTATCATATTATAGATGGAAAATTTTATGACATAATGCCATTTAATTTTATTAAACTAGGTTCATATAAAAAAGAGTTTGGGCCTCTCAATAAATCTACTACTAATCAAAAACTTTATTTAGTTATAGGAAACCCTGCAATTTTAGAAGATATTACATATAAATTCTGAAATAATGGAGATATTATTAGATAAACTAACTGATGATAAAACTGTTATAGGTAATATTCTCACTGGGCTTAAAAAGAAAGGCGGCTATTGCCCATGTAAAACTGGAAAGAAGACGAAAATCTCTGCCCTTGTAAAGAATATCGTGATACAGGACATTGTTATTATACATTATACAAGAATGCCTAAATATACATTACACGTTCCTGTTTATGGATCGTTAGATCTTGTGATTACAGCAGAGAACGAACAAGAAGTACTAGAGAGGTACTTAGAAGAAAGAGATAACTTATTAAAGTTTAATGATGGAAAACTGCAAGATGACTTAGATATATCATATGTAGTTCAAATTAATAATAAGACACAATGTTAAAAATTATTATCCTTATCTTTTTAGGGTTAGAAATTCTTTCACGTGTAATAGCGTTAGGAAATGATGACCTTAGAAATAAAATGGCAATGATGCTGGAAGATACTGTAAAAGATTTCAGACTGAATGGTTCTAAAACCAAAATGAGTCTTGCAGTATGGATATTATTCTTTATTGCAGTTCTTTTATGCTAGTAAATATAAAGAAATTAGTTCCTGAAGCAGTAATACCTACCTATGCTAAGGAGGGTGATGCTGGAATGGATTTAGTTGCTACTTCAGTTGATCATAGTAATGAGCATTACATTGAATATGGAACTGGGTTAGCTGTTGAAATCCCTGAAGGATATATGGGATGTATTTTTCCTCGATCTAGTAACTCTAAGAAGGATTTACAGCTTTGTAATTCTGTTGGGGTTATCGACTCTAAAAATATCAAATAGTCTTGGATTATTCGATATATTTGATTAACTTTGTAACTGATAATTTAAACAAAATTTAATAAAATGATATGTCAGTTATAAAAATATGTGAAATTTGTGGTAAGGAATTTCAAGTTATTCCTTGTAGAGCTAAAACAGCCAGATTTTGCTCAAAAACTTGTGCAAACATTGGGCGAAAAGCTAAAGATAATGTGACCTGCACTAATTGTGGAAAGAGTTTTCATAAAAAGCAGAGTGCATTAGAAAAATATTCTCGAAATATGGGAATATTTTGTTCCTTAGAATGTTCTGCTGAATATAGAAAAAAATGATTTAAAGGTAAAAATAATCATCAGTTTGGGTTAAAAGGAGAATTAAATAGCTCTTTTAAAAGAGGTTTTACCACTAGAAGAAACGGGCATGTTACTGAAACATTCATTTATGCTAAAGATCGTTCTGATACTGATAGGAGTGGAAGAATGACTTTGCATAGATATAATGTTGTTACTAATTTTAATAACTACCACACTTGTTTATTTACACAAGTCAATGATTATTTTATTTTAAAGCCTAATCTACATGTTCATCATATAGATGGAGATCACAACAATAATGAACTAGAAAACCTTACCGTATTATCTCAACCAATACATACTAAAGTTCACAATCAAATAAAAGAATTGTCTGTAGACTTTGCCTCTAAAATAATTGGAGTCTTTAAAAAGGGTGAATTGCTGGAAAACCCAGAAGTGGGCAATCAGCAGCCAAGCTTAAGTAGTAATACTTTTGAAGGTTCAGAGACTAACAGCCGAATCCGAACAGGTAACGCTGAGGATAGTAATGTTGACACGAGTGCCCTTCTTAGTCAAATTCAGAAACTGACTAATGATTATATAGTCCAAACTAAGAAAATAACTGAAGATGGTCACCAAGAAACCATTAAACAAATCTTAGAGTCTGAGATAAAGAGCTCAGAGTAAATACAAATGGGTTATAGAGGTGAAATCAAACTAAGATATAGAAGAATTATCAACCCTATTACTGGGGGAGTTATTATAAAAGATGAAAATACGAAATTTTCTCATATAAAAGCTGATTTTAATTGTTACGAAGTAGGTGACAAGATAGGACAGCTTATAATTATACCTATTCCTACTATTACACTTGAGGAAGTTGAGACATTATCAGATAGTGATAGAGGAACAGGAGGATTTGGTTCAACAGGTAAGTAATGAAACAGAAAAAATCTATGACTTCAAAAAAATACGGAATAGTCGAAAATAATATTGTATATCCTTCTGATACTGCTAGTATATCTGTGGATTGGGATCCTAAATATAAAGGAGCACACCATTACACATTTAGGAATTGTACAGGGTTTGAAAATGGAAAAACACAATATGTTTCGTCAGAGCAATCAATTCAATTTGTAATGAAAAATGAGGATGGATCAGTTATTCCAGGATTACAAAATGAACAACTAATTCTTGCTATATTAGATAGAATTAAGAAACTTAATTCAGTATATCCAAGTAAAACTAATGCTCTTCAAATTAAAGCTCTTGAAATTTTCCTAGATGCTTGCAAATTACGTATAGATGATAGAATTGCAAGAAATGTTATGGGTACATTGGAAAAGTAATGATTGCAGAGAAGATAACACAAACTCTACGAGATGATTTATTGCAAACTATCTATAATCTACAGGATAAATTTCTTAATTTTGAACTTGGAGATGAACAAGTAGATGTATTAGTTTCAATCTTTACCTTTTTACGTAAGAAAGGGTTTGATGAGTTAGTTCTTTCTGGCCCTGGAGGAAGTGGAAAATCTGCTATAACTAAACTGATTGTACTTTACTTGGAAAGGCAATGTATTCCTTATATTTTAGCAACCCCAACAAATAAAGCATGTGGAGTATTACATGGTTATACTGAACGCGATGTTGTGACTCTTCATAAACTCTTAACTTTAAAACCTACTATTGATATAATTAATTTGGATTTTAAAGATCTTCAATGGAATGCCAATTCAATTTCTTCTGGCATTCCATTGAATGGAGTTCTAATCATCGATGAATGTTCTATGATTAACTCAGAGTTGTATGAGTTTATTAAAGAAAGAGCTAAGGTTAAACAATGTAAAGTGATTTATACTGGAGATGATAAACAATTATATCCAGTTAAAGAGAAAGAGTTATCAAAACCATTTCAGTGTAATCATCAATACTTTTTAAATAAAGTATATAGACAACAAGAAAATAATCCTCTGCTGGATATCTTAAATACTCTCAGAGATCATTCTATTAAGCAATTTTATGAAATTCGTTCTCCTGAAGGAAATCTTGTAATATATCATCATTGGAGAAAATTTGTTTCTTCTGCATCACATCTATTTAAAGATTCTGTAGATTCTGGTAATCCTGGAGTTGTTAAATTACTTGCATATACTAACAAAAGAGTAGAAGCATTTAATCACATTTTGCGGGATTCTATATTTCATAATGACTCTGAATATAATGTTGGAGAAATTTTGATGGGATATGATACCTGTAGTTATAAAGATAAACGGATGTTCAAATCTATGGAGTTTGAAATTATAAACTCAGCAGAGTACATTGTAACAAATATAACTCCTGGACATTGTCAGTTGGGATACATTACATATAAAGGATATTATCTGACCCTTCGCCCAATTAACACAGAATATTCAGAGGATGAAATATTTATTATTTCAAGAGATACTAATGAGAAAGACTTAACTGCTTTAGCTGCATATATAGAACTAATGCGTTTAGATGCAATTCAAGCGCGTTCAAAAATAGTAGCATCAAAATTGTGGAAAGAGTATTTTCGAGTTATGGAATCTTTTACTACTCCTGTTGATTTGGTTTATGGAAATAGAACTGTAAGAAAGAAGACTCTTGATTATGGTTATTGTTTATCTGTTCATAAATCTCAGGGATCAAACTATGATAACGTATTAATAGATATGGGTAACTTGTTTACTTGTAAGAATAAAGAAGAGTTAAGACAGTTACAATATGTAGCTTTGTCACGAACTCGTAATAATATTAGTATGCTTATTTAAATGCATGATATATTAATTTCTAGAGATTCTAGAGGAAAAATTAGAGTTGTAGATATTTCATATGAATGAAATGATACAACCCATAGTTTTTTAATTATTAGAAAAACATCTCAATGAGGAGGTAAAGTAACTAACCAACCAATCATTGAAGTTAAAAGAGGGAAGGCGCAACGTACAGCTGCAGAACAAGTTAAATTGGAGTATAACAGTAATGTTAAGAAATACCTTGATAAAGGTTATAAGAACATTCGTGATTTTAAAATAGAGTCATTAGATGATGTGGATGATCCAGACAAATTACTTGGGGATATAACTACTGATCAATCTGGTGCACCTAAGCCAATGTTAGCTAAAAGTTTTGACGGTGTAGCTACCTCAACATTTGAACATGAGTTTTATGGCTCAACAAAAATTGACGGAACACGATGCCTTATGCATTGAAATGGTTCCGAAGTAACTACATCCTCAAGAGGAGGAAACAACTATGATGTTGCTGCTAATTATATTAGGAAAGATCCTAAAGTAATGAAGTGGCTTAAAGAACATCCTGACATGTGGCTGGATGGAGAATTATATGTACATGGATTACCTTTGTCTTATATCTCTGGTATTGTTAGACTTCAAACTTTGGATGAAAAACATAAACAGTTAAAGTATTATGTTTATGATTTAGCTATCCCTGATGTAAAATTTAAGGATAGATTAAAGATTTTAAAGGATTTTGAGAAAGCTGTTTCTGATTCTGACAAAATTGTAATGGTTAAACATGTAAAAGTATCTGGATGGCTAAATATGAAAGCTCTTCATGATCAATATGTTAATGATGGTTGGGAAGGTTTAGTAATTAGAAATCCTGATAAAGAATATAAGTTTGGAACACGAGACAATCGTATGATCAAACTTAAAATGTTTGAAGATCATGAATATAAAATTCTAGATCTAGTAGATGGCCTTAGAGATGAAGATTTATGTTTCTTAATGGAAACTAAAGAAGGATATCAATTTAAAGCAAAACCTATGGGAAACAGGGCTTTGAAACAATGGTATCGAGATCATATTGAAGAATTAAAAGGTCAAATGGGAACAGTAAAGCATTTTGGTATGACTAAAACAAATACCCCAGTACCAAATCTTCCTTGTTTCAAAACAGTTAGATATTCAGATGACCTCTAAAGCATGAATTGTTTATCGTCATACAAGTCCTAGTGGTAAAGTATATATTGGAATCACATCAGATCTTCCAAAAAGACGCTGGGGAAATGGCATACATAAATATGCTTCAAATCCATACTTTATTAAAGCTATACAAAAGCATGGGTGAGAGAATTTTACACATGAAATTTTACACGAAGGATTAAGTCATGATGAGGCTTGTACCTATGAAAAGGAATTAATTGCTTTTTATAAAAAAGGTGGTATATGTTATAATATAACAGATGGAGGAGAAGGAACCCTAGGAGTACATAAACCTCGTCATTCTAAAGAATGAAAACAAACATTAAGTGAGCAAATGTCTGGTAAAAATAATTATTTTTATGATAAACATTTTATTGGAGAATTGCATCCAATGTGAGGAAAACATCATTCTGATAAAACTAAAGCACTTCAATCATTGCGGAAAAATAAAATAAAAAAGAAAGTTTTGCAATATACTCTTGATTTACAGTTTATTCGAGAATATGAATCTATCAGAGCTGCAGAACGAGAGACTAAGATTCCTCATCAGCATATTTCTGATTGTTGTCGAGAAGATAAACCTACAAAAAGTGCAGGAGGTTGTATTTGAAAATTTGAAAATTATGAATAAAAATTTAGAAAATATTATTAATCAATTAATTGATTATTACAAGGAAGTAAATGATCTAAAAAAATCAGGAATAGATATATCTAAATTAGCTGCTCACAAAGTATTATATAATTTATATACTCAAATGCTAATTGATTCTGTTGGATTAAGTAGAGCTTTAGCAATTCAAAGATATGCAGAATATCCTACATGTTCTATAGAAGACTTTAATATTTATCTTAATGATCAATATCCAGAAAGGAAAATAGTAGATCGTCCTGATGTAAAAGAGTTTGAAGAGGATGCTAAAGAAAAGTTTGTCAGAGAACGAATTGAATCTGGAGATTATATACGTGAATCAGGCTCGGGACAGGTTGTTAATTCCGTTACAGGAAATATCATGGAGTCTGATATACTGGAGAAACTATCTGAAGCAACAAAGGATGAGAAAGTTGTTAAAGATGTATGTCAAAAACTTCCTGAATATTATATAAATGGGAAGAAAGTAGCTAAAGAAGCATATGATGAAGCTATGCTTAAAGTAGATAAAATTATTGAAAAATTATTTAAAATAATCGATGAATAACATTTCTTTTATTGATTTTGTAAATTCAAATATTGAAAAGTATATGAAAGAACAAAATCACAAAATGCTTATTGCATTTAGAAACATCAAATCTGAGTATGTTTATATGAAGGAGAAATCTGGAGAAACTGATACTGAGATTATTAAAAAGATGTTTAATAAACGAAAGGAAACTTGTGAGATTTACAAGGATAAGAACCTGGAACTCTTTGAAGCTGAAAATCGAGAGATGGTTATTCTTCATCCCTTCCTTCCTGTAAGTGTTCCTAAGAATGTCGTTCTACAATACCTTAATAGACTTTCTATTACAAAAGACAAGAAAAACTTTAAAGCTTTTCAAGATGCTTGTATGGAAGAATTTGGAGAAAAAGTTGAGTCTTCGATTATCTTAGAACACATAAATTCGTAATTTTCATGCCTCAAATTTTGATTAAATTATTATTTTGAAGAGGTAGTTCCAATTAAAATTATAATCGAAATTTGAGGCTTATTTTTAATATTATGTCACTATATACAGATTTACAAAGTTGTAAGGTAGAATCAGATGTAGCTATCGTTTACAATAATTTATTCAAGTCACAGTTTGGAATTACTCCTGAACAGAAAAATAACTGTGATTCATACTTCTATTTGGGGGAGGGATCCCTGTTTTAGTGGAATTCAAATATAATGAAAACTTTAATAATAGAGTTAGCTTAGTTAAGGTTTTTATTCAAGTTTTATTTTACTTAAAATCTTTTAAGGAACCACCTTTGGTTACAATTATTGCTGATTTAAATGAATTTATTATAATTAATAATTCAGTATTGTTTGACTATCTAGAAGAAGATCTAGATTGGAGCGTAAATCCCTCTATTGCTCCTAAATGTAATCAGGGTTTAATAGATAAGATGCTATTAGATTCTAATCTAATGAAAACGATTGTATACCCAATTAAAGAGACTACTGCTGATGAAGAACTTTCCTCTTTAATTTTGGCAAAAAGTAAGGAATCAATTATCTATTATATTTATGATTGTGTAAACAAATTTAAAAGTTCTAAAGCTAAAGGGCTCGATAAACAGATCTCAAAGCTATTTAAGAATCTAAGTATATATTGTAAGTAAATTATGTTAAAAATAATATTTAATAAGGAGGATTTAGGGTGTCGCAAGGTGTTTTTCACCAGCGACACTCATTAGTTACTTTCGTCATGGTAACATAATTAAGTATTGTGATCGTCCATTTAATAGTATTCAAGAAATGGATCATGCATTGATTCAAAACTGGAATAAAGTGGTTAGTGAGGATGATATAGTTTTTCATTTGGGCGATTTTGCTTTTGCAGATAAAAGTAAATGGCGCCAAATAGCTAATGCTCTTAAAGGTAGAAAATATCTTATTCAAGGCAATCATGATAGAAGTGATGATATTCCTACTGAGTGCTTTGAAGCTGTAGGAGACATGATGCAAGTATCTATTGAATATGAGGGTTCTTGGCATAAATTTTTGTTATCACATCGTCCCTTTTTATGCTTTGAGGGAATGTTTAAAGATACAAAACAATTATTTGGGCATTGCCACTCTAGGAGAAATAACACTGGTAAAGATGCTTATTTACTTAAATATTTAGTGAATTCCTATGATGTTGGAGTTGATAATAATAATTTTGCTCCAATTTCCTTTGAAACTCTTTTAACTAAATTTTAAAATTACTTGGCATTATTCATTTTATTTTGTATATTTGTGCATAATTACAAATAAATATTTTATGGGCAAATTAAAACTTACAAATGAAATTCAAGTCTTTTTAAAAAAGTATTCATCTACTTTAACTGCAAAGGAATGTTCTGAACAATGTGGATGTTCTGAAGCAAATATTCGTTATTATTGTAAAAAATTAGGTTTGCAATTAAAGAATGGGGTTAAAAAGAGCTATTTAGATCTAAGCTGTTTCTTGAATCCTACACCAGAATCTGCCTACATTTTAGGGTGAATATGATCCGATGGGTATATACAAGAACATAGAAATACTATAACTATAGAAATTGTAAATAATGATGCTGAAGAATTAATCCCAATTATACAATCAATTGGAGTTTGGAGTATTAGAACTCGATATAGGGAAAATAGACAGCCTCAAACAACAATACAGTGTACAAGTAAAGACGTAGTTAATTACTTACGAAGTTTAGGAAAATTTCCAAAATCCACAGAATCGCATGCTAATATTTTAGCTACAATTCCTGCAAAATTAAGAAAATATTTTATATTAGGATTGTTGGATGGAGATGGATGTTTTTACTTAAATGAATCCAGAAATCTTGTTCAGTTTTCTATATCAGGTTCTAAAAATCAAGATTGAACTGGACTTCTTAAATATTTCAATTCTTTAAATATATCTAGTAGTATACATATTCAAGAAAATCCAGTTTGTTGTAGTGTACTTAGAATTACAAATAGAAAAGGCATACTTACTCTGATTAATGAATTATATACAGATACACAATTAGGGTTATCAAGGAAAAAAGGAAAAGCCAAGAAAATTAAAGATTATATTATATATGGAAATAAATCAATTAAGGGTTCACGAAAGAGTGACTAACTTTTTTTATAGAAATTTTGAACAAGAGGTGTTCAGAGTTGATGAAGAAGGGTACGAATATGTGGATGAAAAATATATTAATTTATATGATTCATTGGTATCTAAAATTTGGGCAACTGAATCTCTAATATGGATTTAGATATTTATGTAGAGAAATTGTATCAGGCTTGAATTAAATATAAAGGAGTTAGAATTCTTGTAGACTATGATGATACAATTAAACCGTATAATACAGCTTCTGAAGCTCTTTGTAAAGACATAATTAATACTTTAATTAAAGCCCAAGAACTAGGAGCTACGGTAGTCCTATGGACCTGTAGATCTGGGTCCCGTTTAAAGGAAGCTGTAAATTATTGTAAATCTGTAGGATTAGAATTTACTGATGTCAATCCTGTGGAACCTTTCTTACCAGGGTATTCTATGAAAGCCTATGGTAATATACTACTTGATGATAAAGCTGGATTAGAACAAGCTTTAACTACATTAAAATTAGCATTATACAAATATAAAAAGTTCGTTTATGAAATTAACGAGAAGCAAAGATTGCAATCCTAACTACCTTGCTAAGATTGTACAAATTGATTCATTTAGACCTCACCCTAATGCTGAGCGTCTAAAGTTAGCAACTGTTGATGGATATATAATTTCCACATCAATTGATTCTGCAGAGGGAATCTATGTATATTTTCCTGTTGAATGTGTTATCAATTCCGACTTTTTGAAGGTTAATAATCTTTACAAAAAAGCAGACCTCAATCTTGATCCTACTAAACAAGGATTTTTTGAAGAGTCTGGTCGAGTAAAATGTATTAAACTAAGAGGACTTGCATCAGAAGGGCTTATCATGCCTATCTATGAGTTGTGTAAATTTTCTGGAGAAGGAATTGCAGAACCTATAGATTCTGTTGAAATGTCAAAATTAGTAGGAACAGAATTTGATACTGTAAATGATAAATTGTTTGTCTGGAAATATGTGATTCCTACTAAAGCTTCTAGTGGAGGAATTAATGGCTCAGCTAAAGAAAAGAAGAAAATTCTTAATATAGTTGATGATCAATTCCATTTTCACATCGATACAGAACAGTTACAGAAAAATATTCATAAGGTTCAGCCAACTGATATTATTAATATCTCTTGGAAAGAGCATGGAACAAGTTTGATTCTATGTAACCTACTTACTAAGAAAAATCTCTCTTTAAAGGAAAAGATTGCCAAATTCTTTGGAATTCCTGTATCTGAAAGTGAATATAAGAAATTCTGTTCATCTAGAAAAGTTATCAAAAATCCTGAACTAAATCCTAACATGACCAAGGGATATTACGATTGTGATATTTGGAATCTTGCCTTCGAAGTATTAAAGGATTACTTATCTAAGGGGCTTTCTATCTACGCAGAAATTGTAGGATATATGCCTACAGGATCTATGATTCAATCTGGTTATGATTATCAATGTATCTATGATCCTAAAACTTACGAGTATTCAAAAATGACTCCTAAACAAATGTATGATGCAAAACTATTTGACATTATTGTTTACAGAATTACATATACTAATGTGGAAGGAAGAGTTTTTGAATTTTCTACCCAACAAATGAAATCCTTCTGTGAGAAGTATGGAATTCATTGTATTAAAGAGCTCTACTATGGAACAGCGCAACAGCTATTTCCTGAGTTGAATCCCGATGAGCATTGGCATGAAAATTTCTTGCAAGCATTAAGAGATAAATACTTAGAGAGAGAGTCTGTTCTTTGTAACAACAAAGTTCCCGAAGAGGGAATTGTACTTCGTAGAGAAGTAAGTGAAATTGATGTTTATAAACTTAAGTCAGTAGCATTCCTTGAGAGAGAAACTAAGATGCTCGATAAGGGGGAAGCTGACATTGAATCAAGACAAGAATAATGAGGTCGTTTTCTAAAGAAGAAATTCAGGCACTCAAAGAAAACAAGGAAGTTTTATATTTTTATAAGCTTCCTTGTTCTTTATTTGATTCTGGATTTCAATATATTATTGTTACTGATGCTCTAGAACCTCCTGAAAAATATGATAATGTAAAATATCTTTCTTCTCAGTGTTGGTTTCAAAGAATGCAAAATGGGAGTTTACTCCCAATAGTTTGCACATTACTTGGAAAATCCTATAAGATGAAAGAATATGTATCTGTCTATATAAAGCCAGATATTATAAAGCTTAGAAAATTATTAGAAAACAGTTTATTAGGAGCTTGTAAATATCCTTGAAGTTTATCTGATGATGAAATTATACAAGAATCTTTATGGGGAATCCAAGTAATTAAAGAGGGAAGAGTGAATAGAATTGATGTATTTAAATCAATTTATAAGGTGACTGAAGCTTTTAGTGAATTTTTAGAAGTATCTGCACCAATGTATCAAATGTGGAGGGAGAATAATGAGTAAGATGATCGTACTTCAAGGCTGTCCTGCTTCAGGTAAAAGTACCTGGGCTAAAGAGTTTATAAAGGATAAGCCTAACTGGGTAATTGTATCCAGAGATGAAATTAGAGAGGGAACTGGTAAATATTGGGTCCCATCTCGTGAAAATTATATTTCTGATATTGAAGAATTTTCTATTAGAGCAGCTATTAATCGTAACTTAAATGTTATTGTAGATGCCACTAATCTTAATCAGAAAACTATTGATAAGTTAACTAAACTCGCTACTGAACTAAAGGTAGACATAGAGTTTAAAAAGTTTGTTATTTCATTTAATGAAGCGTACTGGCGTGATACGAAAAGAACTCGTAAAGTAGGACTGGCAGTATTACGTAGGTTCTTTAATACATATTTTCCTGATATGTCTCAGGAAATTGTAAACCAAGAAAAGGAATCTCCAGCTAAAGAAAGATTTATTCTTAAACAAGATGAAACTCTTCCTCATGCTATTATTTGCGATATTGATGGAACTTTATCATTAATGAATGGAAGAGGTCCGTTTGAGTATCATCGAGTAAATGAGGATCTTCCAAATAATCCTGTCATTGATTTAGTTAACTCTTTATCAAAGATGTATCAAATTATTATTGTTACAGGTCGTGAAGATACCGAAGTATGTAGGAAAGAAACTCTTAAATGGCTGAATAGATATTTAACATGTAGCGATTTTTT